TTACAAACATCTTTGACAATAGAAACAATTTTCCTGGTAGAAACAAAAGGATCTGCTATCAAAGCAGACTTTATCGTGCAAACAACGTGTTCTGATGAAAGACTCGGTTTTCTATAATATTGCTTTTGTTTACATTCTTCAACCATCTTGAAACAGAAGAATGGCTTACTTTTAGGATAATTGCAGTTTTCCTTAGAGAGAAAAACATACTATAGACGTGCGTGGCTAACTTTCGAATATCTAAAGAGTACATCAATCTAATAAAGTGTAACAAAATTCACCTGCCAGAGAGTAACATATTCCAAGAAAAAGAACATAAATCAATTTTTGGACTTATGAGAACATGGCAAAAGAACTCATAAGCGCCGTGACTATGATTCCCGGATATTTCATCGCATGGCGTTGGTACAACAAGACTAATATCTGGGTACCCATCTTCTATAAATCCGCTTGTACGTTTAGTATCGTCTATCATACGATATTGCATTTCATCGGGTTCAATCCCATCGCGCTCAAATTAGACATCTTCAATCAAATGATGTGTTGCGTTTTCATATGTCTCGATCACAACAAGCGGCAGGAACGCTACGTTGTAAGCGGGTTTATCGTGATTCTTATGGGACTCGATCTCCGACAAATGCGTCAACGCAAGCTCGCATATGGACTGTCGGCCATGGCGATCCTCATGACCTCGGGAGGGTCCCGTGCGACACCGTTATGGCTCACCGCCTTTGTCTGTTTTCTCGTGAATAAAGTGTGGCCGACCACGTGGCTTCATGGCGCGTTTCATGTGATATCACATGTCGCTACCGTCATTCTGATCGATAAACCACATCTCTGATCTTGTTGATCTCGTCATCGGTCTTCATTCGACGACATAGTTCATCAAAGGGAATGTTTTTCACACATTGAGTGAGGAACACGATACAAAACATCCCGCACTCGGTGTTTTTGTATTGACGCTTGATCGTATTCACCTTGTATTCAAACCGTTTGCCGATGCGTGGATGATCTCTCAAGATCTGTCCGGCAACACGATCCATGAACTCTACGACGGTAGCATCCCGTTCATCCGCTACAGAGTCATAGTAGTATACGCCAAAATTGGCCTTGCGTGGATTGATGTTGCAGTACACGGCGACCCAATGCGAACCCGGTCCCCGATGATCGTCCAAATTAAGGACGAATGCGAACCGTTGTTTTTTCTCCGCTCGAAGCTGTGCGATATCGAAATCACACATCATACGAGATATACACACACCATCGACATATTGATTAAAGTCGATCGGGAATACCCCATAGAACTTGAAATCCTTGTGGAGATGCTCGTATTGCTGCATGACCGCATTGATATCGTTTGTGTTCAACCACGTACGATTATTCCTCGACCATGAACCCGGCTTCCTTGGTCGGAATGCCTGTTCGAGACGATGGCGTGTCTCCCAGCTCAAGTGCTTCAACCAACACGCTTCTTTCTTGTCTCCGCATTGTTCTGCAAAGTGCTCGGCGATCCTCTCGCGGGTTTTCTTGGGATGTGGGGATATAGGTATGACGGGACGAGAAGCATGTTTGTTCACATCTTCCGCGATCGCCATGACTTCATCGCCTTTCAAACATGATTGGTGTTTGATCGCATATCGATGACGGGCTGGAGAACATTGCATGTTTTACTAGTAAGCAATAAAAATGTTCTGTTACCGGCGGGGCTTGAACCCGCGACTTCAACGTCATAAGCGTTGCGCTCTAACCAACTGAGCTACGGTAACAGAAGATCCTATAAAAATAATGGAATTTTTTTTGGTCTGAGTTATAATAATCAGTTATGACAATATCCTTATATAGTTTTATTCGACGTCTACCCCCCGTCTCGTTCTTATAACAGACAAAGTCTCGTTGTATTCGCGTAGCGCCGCATAAAAGTTAGCCGCCGGGAAGAAGGTATCGGCTTTCTTGTATTTGACATAAGCGATCGCTCTGTCGTGCGTAAAGTTTTGATATTTGTACATGAGATATGCTGCGATGATCGCGGCGGATCGTTGTCGGCCCATGCGACAATGCACGAGGACATTATGGCCCTCGGATAGATGCCGGTCGATAGCGGCGACGGTCGCCGGAATATTCTCCCCCAGCTTTTTGATTTCCTCTGGACGTCCGTTGTCTTCGACGCCGACTCTAACATAGGTCACACCGGGAACGACGGCTGGTACTAGAAATGGCACACTCGTCGTACAATTCACGACGAGTCGGAAGGCATGACGCTTATGGAGTTCCGGTGACGTTGCGGCTCTTATATCACCGATAAAGAGTCGGTCATCGACTTGGACCAGGTTCACCATAGAATCTCATGATGCATCCGGATATTTTTTTGCGAGAAATTCTGCAATAATATCATCAAATTTGTTTTCTAAGAAACTAGAGAATACTTCCACGTTCATCAGTAGATCCTCGCTCGTTAAAACCCGATTGGACAAAATTTGAAAGGATTTGTGTAGACGATTGACAGCATCGTGCTTTTCCGGCTTTGTTTGTCGCTTGATCTTTCCAAAGTTCATGATCATATCTAGACGATAGTCAGCCATATATAATAAGCTAAGAATGGCCTTAAATAGACCGAAGCAGGATCTGCCAAACAAGCATTTAAAAAAGTCCGTTTATATTAATAGAATGGAATGTCAATACAAATGTGGCGATTTCTGTCGGTATCTAGCTACCTTTCGGGTCGAAAGAGGGAGTGAGTTTTCACATACGAGCATCGTCAAACCGAGCGGTGCGTATTATATTCCCGCCGAAGAAGAGGATAATTTCTTTCGTTTGTATAAACAAGCCATTCTATTCAAAGACGACCTACACATGACCGAAAAGCATCGGGATATCAGTCCGATTCTCATCGATCTAGACTTTCGTTTCGAGTTGAACGACGAGAATATCAAGCGTAAGTTCACGGATGACCATATCACGCACATTATCAAATCTTATGTTAACACGCTACGTGATCTGGTCGAATTTGATATCATTGATATCTATGTCATGTTGAAGCCTTACCCCGTGATCGACAAGGGAATGGTCAAAGATGGCCTGCACATCGTGATCCCGAATCTTGTTACCAAACCCGTTGTGCAATACATGGCCCGAAAAGTGGTCTTGCCACTCATCAAGGATATCCTTCAAGACTTGGATATCAAAAACAATATCGAAGATATCGTCGATGAAGCTGTGATTGAGCGAAACAACTGGCAGATGTATGGGAGCAGCAAACCAAACTGTGAGAAGTACGCGGTGACCAGCATCTTACGTTATAGCACCGCCGAAGACTCTTACCAGCATCTCCCGATAGCGACGGACGATGGCGTTTATGCCGAGCTCTTATCTATTCGGAACAAGTTTAAAGAAACCCATGTAAAATTTGAAAAGGCCAAGGAAGTCGCTGAGTACGAAGCAAAGCTCAAAAAGGTTCGCAAAATGAAGCTGGAAGGTCCAGCATTTCAAACCAATCAGAACCTCAAGAAAAACACCGTCGAAAATCTCGAACAAATCAGGAAGGTTATCGATTTGCTAGATGCCAAACGCGCCGACTCATATTCGGAATGGATACGGGTGGGATGGTGCTTACGGAACATCGATCATCGACTTCTGGACAAGTGGATCGAATTCAGCCAAAAGAGCCCAAAATTCGCAGAGGGTGAGTGTGAGCGCATGTGGTCTTATATGCGCGATGAAGGTCTGGGGGTAGGGACGCTGTATATGTGGGCGAAAGCCGATAATCCGACCGGGTTCCTCGAGTTGCAAAAGACCGACCTTTCGAACCTCATTTTCAGGAGCACGAGCGCGGCTCACCATGATATCGCCAAAGTCGTACACTTTCTATACAAGTACGACTTTGTCTGTTGCTCGATCAAGAACAACTTCTGGTATGAGTTTCGCAGCCATCGGTGGGTCAGCAACGATTGCGGCTTTGGATTGCGATCGAAGATTTCGACGGATGTCGTGCGTGAGTATAGTTTGGCCGCTGCTGCTTTTAACACACGAGCTGCGACGGAGGAGGTCGAAACGGAACAGCAACGATTGTTGGATATCGCCAAGAAACTCAACGGTATCGCGCTTAAATTAAAACAGACGCCGTTTAAAGATAATATCATCAAGGAGTGCAGAGAGATGTTTTACGTGGAGAAGTTCGAAGAGAAGCTGGATAGCCGGCCGCACTTGATCGGTTTCTTGAATGGTGTGTACGACTTGCAATCCAACGAGTTTCGGGAAGGTCGTCCTGACGATTATATTTCGTTGACGACGGGCATCAACTATGTGCCATTGAACCCGGAGCACCCATGTGTGCGGGATATCCATCGTTTCCTCAGTCAGATCTTCACGAAACCGCATATCAAAGAGTATGTGTTGTTATTGCTGGCGAGTTTCATCAACGGCTCGATCAAGGAAGAGCGTTTCCATATTTGGACAGGAAGTGGCAGCAACGGGAAGAGTAAGCTCATTGACTTATTCGAGTGTTGCATCGGCGACTATGGCTGCAAGTTCCCGGTCACGCTTCTGACACAAAAACGAGCGGCATCGAATGCGGCGAATAGCGAACTGGCAAGGGCCAAAGGGCGGCGTTTCGCGTGCTTGCAAGAGCCTGCGGAAGACGAAAAGCTGAACATTGGTTTGATGAAGGAGTTGACAGGTGGCGATAAGATCATGGCGCGTGCGATTTATAGGGAGCCGATCGAGTTCAAGCCGCAGTTCAAGATGATTCTCACATGTAATCACCTTCCGAACGTGCCATCCGATGATGGAGGTACCTGGCGTCGTCTTCGTGTCGTAGAATTCACATCGAAGTTCACGGAGAATCCCAACCCGGATAACCCTCACGAGTTCCCTGTCGACTTGGAGATTTCCTGCAAATTCGAGGATTGGAAGGAACACTTCATGGCACTCTTGGTCCAATATCATACCAAGTATCAAAAAGAAGGCATCAAAGAGCCCGAAGAAGTGCTCAAGTGTACCAAGGAGTATCAGAAGAACAACGATATCATATTGGAGTTCGTAGAGGCGGAGCTGGAACAACATCCCACGAGCTTCCTCGTTGTCAATGAGGTCATGGCTCAGTTTAAGATATGGGCGAAAGATTGTGCACCCAACTTTAAACTCAACAAGAAGAAAGACTTGATCACGGGCGTTTCAAAGACGACGGGTAAACATGTGATCGTTAATCGCACGGAAGGATGGAAGGGATGGCGATTCAAGATGGTCCAGGAAAGCTTCCAGGATGACTTGGACAAGTAGCAAAAGTATATAAGATGCTCTTGATATTTATTTTTTATTACCATGACGAACATCGCGCTTGATATGAACTCGAGTGTGTTGAACGCGATTGATATGAACGCGTATAAGCAATACGTGCGCTGGACGAAAGTCGGGGATTACTTTGATCAGACGGCGGGGACTGAGTTTTATCGACTCTTAGCACATCTTGCGAGGCAGATGCCACCCGGTTCCACCCTCGTGGATATCGGGACCTACTGCGGCTTGAGCGCTCTAGCCCTGGCTATGAACGAGGCCTGTGATGTCGTGACCTATGACGTATATGATCAGATTCCTGAGTCGAGCGAGGACGTCACGACCATCCGAGATGTCGGAAATATGACATACTTGATCAAAGATGCTCTTACGGACCCCGATATTCTGAGTGCCGCGAAGATCATCGTCATCGATGTCGACCCACACGATGGTGTTCAGGAGGCGGAGTTCATGGCAGCGCTGCGCGGCATGGGCTACCAGGGGCTCGTGGTTCTCGATGATATCAGACTCAACGACCAGATGAAGACCTTTTGGACAAATATTCCAGAACGGAAATACGACCTGACGCAGTATGGACATTGGTCGGGTACGGGCATCGTATGTTTTTCCCCGGAGTACACTTTCACAATGAGCTAACAAAAATTGATGACTAGATTTAAATGAATAATTTTTATACGTATATCATAATGGATAAGATATACAAGAGCTTCGACACCATCATGGAAATGCTGGAGGATCGTGGCATGCAGGTACAACGGCTAACAGCGGATCAGATCAAGACGTTTCTACAACAGCAGGCGAACAAGGTGGGGTTCGAGATCATGGTCGATGATATTCGTCTCGTGTACTATTTGACACACAAGTTCAGGTGGTCGGAGTTGAAAAAGATGTTCGAGGATGAGCCGCCCCAGAAACCGCGTTTGACGATCCTGATCGTGATCGACAAGATCACGCAAAACAACTTGAAACAGCTGCAAGAGCTCAAGATCGATCTTCAGATATTCTTGCTGCATGAACTGCAATTCAATATTTCAAAACACGTCCTCGTGCCAAAACACGAACTGATCTCGGACCCTCAAGAGAAGAAACGAATCATGGAGATGTATTCGTTGAAAAGCACCCATCAACTTCCCATCATTCTGCGGCACGATCCGATGGCACGGTGGCTCAACCTCAAAAGCGGGGATGTTGTGCGCATCACACGACCCAGTCAAACTTCGGGACAATACGTCAGCTACAGGTGTTGTGTATAAAAAATTTCTTTCATGATAATAAATGGTCAATTATAGCGACCTGCAGTATTTGTTTGAATCCACCGACACGAACAAACCTTATAATGTTGATACCAATATCCTAGGGCTGATGAACTCTACAACATTCGCTTCTGTTATCAACATCAGCGCATTTCTGAAAAACATCAACAGAATCACCGCTAAACGGCAAGCAACGAAAGCTGTCATAGATTTTATTAACACCCCCACCCCGACCCCGTCCCCCGACACCGTCACCGCCCCGCTTTCTACCCCCACGACAGATGTCGTTTTCACAGCTGATGCGACGGTGAACGATGTTATCATCGATGTGGAACGAGCACAGACCATCGATGGTGCAATGCTGCAAAAAATCATCAAAGAACTCGAAACAAGTGCGATTCCCGATAATGTCAATAAAGATCATGTGCTCTTTCGCAACTTCCTCTATGATATCGTCGAAGATGTATCGAAGAATTTTTACCTGGAAGCGGGCAAATTGTTCTTTGCACACATCGACCGTCTTGAAGATAGTGATTCTCAATCCATGCACCTTGGAAATGCTGCGATACAATTTGCAAACTTCCGGGCAGGTCGTGTTTCTACGCTATTGTCCCTTCTCAAAAACGCTTGCAGGAATGCTATGAAAGATATCTTCAATGCTTCGACGAGTGCGGCCACAGCATTAGATATGCAAGACATTGGCTCCGGAACGGGTAAGTACACGCGAAAATTTTACTATGACCTGAGAGATCGCATGGTGACCCATCTCGATGTAAGGACCATATATAGTCATATCGATAATAATCATGTCATTTACTTCAAGAAAATCGCCACCGACTTGTTTCTGAAGACGGCATATCCATGTGTGCACTTGATCTATATTCAAACATTGATGACATATTACGCGGAAAAGGGGGATTTTGTGAACGTACGCGTCATGATATTGGCATCCGTATACTATGTGTTCTATATGTTGAAAAGTCTGGTAACGACGGTCAATAATCTGGCCGCTACTAGCCCACATAGGATGACAACGAGTCAAGAAACAGAGTTGAATAAAGTTTTTACGAAACTCAATGAGTATCTGACGAATAACAACAAGATCGATGTGACCTCAGATACGACTTCCGAAAACGAGATGAAAAAGCTGATCGTCGACCTCCATAAGCTCTCGAAAGATGTCTCGGACAAGAATGGTAACATACAGACCCTCAAGGGCTCGATCACGGCCCACCAACTTGCTATGCGAAATGTGTTGTACAACCTGGATGTGATCAGATCACGGTATTGGTGGGCGTCGTTTGAGTTTTGGGCGCTATTCGCATTCATCATCGTATTCATCATCAGCATGAGCATTCTGCTGGTGCTCGCAGAAGTCCTGAAAAAACCTTTCCTCATTGACTGGGTACAGTACATCTGTGGGTTCGTGGCTCTAACCGTTATCGTTGTCAAGATCATCATGTTGATCGTTCATATGATGCAAAACAACAAGTGATCCAATAAATATCTCTGAAATAATAAAATGCCACTGAATATCACTACGCTTGAGGAGAACCTGACCACAAATAAAAATGCATACATGGATCTCACCCATCAACTGAACAATTATAACGAAGTATATAATGTCAACTTTTATCTCAATAACCTCAATAACGTAGAGCTTGATCGCCTTCAAAACCTCGAAAGCAATGTCCGGGCCAAAGTGTTGAAGATGAAGCAAGAGTATCTTCTGACGGACTTTGCCATCAATGAACATAGGCTGCGGTCGAACATCATTTACATGGGATTGATCGTCATGGCAATCGTGTTCCTCGTCGCTTCGTTTTATAGTGGCGGAAGCATGAAAGGAGCTATTGCGTTCACCATCATCTCTGTAATCATTGTTCTCTACATGTTGATCGCGCTATTCTTCGTTTATGCAAACTCACATAGGAGACGTTATGCATGGGAACAATATTATTGGAGCGAAATGAAAAAATCTGTATAGATAGTAAATGACAACGAAAACACTTGGCGATAGAGTGAAAGACGCGATGTTGATTTTCCTCGGCGCCGTGCTCCTTGTCGTCTGTCTGGCACTGATGGTTTCCAACATGAATGGCTTCATCGTGTTCTTCTCTCTATATGTAGGGATGTTCATCGTCATCTACATGGTATACCTCTATAAGAAGATTACCGTGAAAGACAAGGAATTCAATACGATCATCAATATATCGATTTACACGCTCTGTTTGTTGCTGGTCATTATCATGTTTTGCATCTATCAGATGTTGCAGGTGGATCCCAATGCGCCTCAGGGTTACACGCCCCCGGCGTCTTATAGGAGGTTCAAGTAGAGTAAAAGAGAATATTTTTTGTCATGATATTGTATGGAATTCACGCGCGACTGGTTTTCCAATAATATCGCGACTTGGTCCAAGGTTCTCCGGGGGATGGTGGGGCGACCCGATGTGAAAGCGCTAGAGATCGGCTCTTATGAGGGGCGTAGTGCGGCGTGGCTACTACAGAACGTCTTGACGCACCCCGGGGCGCATATCACGTGTGTCGATAACTTTGATGTGAATGATAGCGCGGCTGTTCAACGGCGCTTCTTGTCGAATCTATCGAGATTTCGGTCGAAATACAAGCTGCTCAAGGGGGCGAGCGGCGAGATGCTCAAGCTCCCGAGCGTTCTTCGACAACGATTTGATATCATCTATATCGATGCCAATCATCACTCCAGGCATGTCATGGAGGACGCGGTCTTGGCCTTTGCTATTTTGAAACCAGGTGGTATAATGATCTTGGATGATTATACCGATAACAAAGAACATGACAATAACTGCCCCAAGCCGGCTATTAGTGCTTTTTTAGCAGCATACGCGAACGAGGTCCAGGTGTTACATGTGGGGTGGCAGGTGATCTTGAAACGACGGCGGACGCCTCTGAGAAAAAAACTGTGCTTCAGTGAGTATTTCAGGGAGCCGCCTCGGGTCGCAAGTATGCAGCGTTACTGACGGACTCGAGGAACTCTTCGTTGGTCAGCTGGGCGATGTATTGCTCGTAGGGCTTGATTTTTTCGTCGAGATAATGATTGTTAATGGACTCGTTCACGTACGCATCATTTGCTTCGACGGGCACACTGCACCTTGCGTCGGGGAAGTCGTACATCGTCTGCGGCACATCTCGTTGGATGACTTCTGTGAAGTCGGCTTTGTCTTCTTCTTCGTGGATAATACTAGCGGGCGCTAGGAGCGGGGCTGTGTAAAGGGGTTGGAGAGGTGGGAGCTCTTTGGCTGTGACGACCGTGGGTAGGGTGTAGATGAGGATGATGAAGAAGGCAATGGCCGCGAGGATGGCGAGCTGAAGATCTACAAAAGCAAGTCCGATCACAACGAGCAAAAGCAAAAACTTGACGAGGTCGTTCTTGGCGAACGCAAACACCTTGGCGCCGTCGTAAAACGGCGAAGTCACAATGAACACAAAGACGACCAGCTTGATAGCCAACATCGCATCAACCGTCATTTATTTATTTGTATATATTTTTCACTTGGGTGCGCTTTTGGCTTTCTTGATGGCATCATGAATATCACGGTCCGCATGCAAGGAAATGCGATTGATCAGGCGTTTGATGAATTTCATGTCATAATCTTCGGTTAGGGTAAAGAGCTCGGTATGCTGTTTTCCAGCTATCTTGTGCTGGCGATGCAAGTTGCGCAGTTTCAGTTCTTTTTCAAAGAGATCTTCCGCGTGATAGATATTATACGTCGGTTTCACGTGGAGCATATCGAATGTCGGGAATGTCTTGCGGTGTTGTTCATAATCACGTTTGAATAGGTTTTTCGTCACGCCATATTTGTAGGTCTCCTGACGACCGATCTTGCCTATGTAGGCAATATACATCACATTTTTCTCATGGAACTTATAGTAGTAGTTGGTCTTGTAGAACGACATGTGCTTGGCGTCTTCTGTCTTAGTTTTGTACAGACTTTAAGTTAAGCGCATTTCAATTTTTCTCTGTATATCATAAACATGAAACAGTTCTACATGTTGGTTCTGTTCTTCGTAGCACTGAATATACTATTCATCATCAGTGGGTCGATCAACAGAAAACAAGAAGAATTCAACACCGAAGGTGGGGCTCTTTCCATGAGCACGTATACCCCAGATAAAATTTCGATGTCTTTTCTGAACCCTAATGGCACCACGGATGACCGCGTTGTGATCAGAAAAGATGGGTCTTCTGTCGTTAATGGGAGGCTCCTTGTCAATAACGACTTGGTGGCGACACAACCATGGGTCAATGATAGCTCACAACCCAGGTGGGAAAATATTCGGAACAGGCCGACGTCCGTCGTTGGTCCAGCTGGTTCCCAAGGTCCTCAGGGGCTGCAAGGTCTACGAGGTCCTGCGGGCCCTCAGGGTGAACGTGGGTTTCCAGGTCCTGTCGGACCCCATGGTGAACGTGGGTTTCCAGGTCCTGCCGGCCCTCAGGGCATCATGGGGCTACGAGGCCCTGCCGGTCCCCAGGGTGAACGGGGGTTCCCAGGTCCTGCGGGCCCTCAAGGTGCCCAGGGGCAGCAAGGTCTACGAGGTCCTGCCGGTCCCCAGGGTGAACGGGGGTTCCCAGGTCCTGCGGGCCCTCAAGGTGCCCAGGGGCAGCAAGGTCTACGAGGTCCTGCCGGTCCCCAGGGTGAACGGGGGTTCCCAGGTCCTGCGGGCCCCAAGGGCGACAAGGGCGATCAAGGTCTACGAGGTCCTGCGGGCCCTCCGGGCGTTCCCGGTGAACGAGGTTTGCAAGGTCTGAAAGGAGATCCAGGTGTCCAAGGCCCACCGGGGAGTGCTGCTAACATAGGTATGGATCCGAGGTTCGACTCAGTTCAATTTACTGCTAAAGATGGTACTTTAATCAATAGGCAGTGGGGCAATGACCGTGGAAACTCTTATGGTGTTGGTCAATATGCGAATGGACAAGTCAAGATGTATGCAGGTGCTGCATCATCACCTGCCACCGTCGCTATGTCGTTCATAAAAACAGATGGTAAATTTGATGATAAAGTAGTAGTTTCCAAAGATCGCACTGATATCAGAAGTGGATTAAGCGTGAGAGGAGGGGTAGATATGCATAGAAAAGATGGGCGGGTGACACAGTTTGACTCGCAGGATAATAAAAACTATATCAGGGGCGACACGGATGTACAAGGGACTTTGCGTATAAATGATCGTAATGTATTAGCGGAACTTGACGGAAAACAAAACAATTTAGGCGCAGATCCTAAATTTAATTCGATTGGTAGAGATAGTGGTGATTGGCTAAGGATTAATGGCACACCTGCCAACGGTGTCGCATTGGCGAATGGGCTGTCTGTGAACACTAATGGTGGTCTGAATGTCGGTGCTTGGGGCCGTGTGGCTGATGGCCAAGTTCATGCTAACCATATTCATTCACGGGGTGGGATGTTTTCAACTGGTGAAATAGGAGTAAATGGTAGAAATGCAGTACATCTTGGTGTTAATGAAGTTAAAGAGCAAAACGCAGGAAAGATAGGTTTTAGGACTTTTTCGGGAGATTCTTTAGATGTGGTTGGCGCTGGAAACACTGGTCAAGTTAGAAACGTACGTGTATATGACCGAATGACTATCAATGCTGATCAATCTTCTATGCTTGGAGAGACGAGATTAAAGGTTGGTGGAAATATTTGGGCGCAGGATGGAGATGTGTATGCCAGAAAATTTATTGTAGAACCTGGTAAGCGAGATATATTAGCGGAAATTGACGGGAAACAAAACAAACTAAAGAGATCGTGTCGTGACCTACGTACACCATGTAACGATGTTGGAGGTGGTAATGCTGCATTCCTAGACAGACACCACGTGGCATGCTCGGATGACGAAATGTTAACACAATTTCAATTACGTCCCTGGGAGTGTCCAAGAGGTAATTATCAATATGCTTACAGGTGTTGTAAACTTGGGTAGAATTTATTTACTCATCCACAAAAGCATACGACGCAGGAAGATCGTCTTGTTTCGAAGGCACTTCGGCACCCCCTTCGATATTGTACTTGCATTTCTTGTAATAGAGTTCCCGCTTATGCGCTTGTCTCGGAAACAAGGAGAAGTTGTCTCTGATATCTATGACAAGGGGCGTATGTCGTCGGTTCTCCGGTTTTTCCCTCAGGATGCGCCCGACGGACTGGATGATATCGCTCTTGGGCGAGGCAAGAACCAAGGTATCAAGACCGGGAACATCGAACCCCTCGGAGTTGTGCACGAGGACATCGGTCAGTACGAGATTTCCAAGAGGCATGGTCACATCACATAGGTTATCTCGCTTCCCGATATAAGTCACGCTCTCGATGCAAACCGCAGAGCTCTCCAAATCATGTCCGCCATAAGAAGTGATCTTTAGGATGCCGCATGATGTCTTGACCGTCGGCACACCGAGTCGTAAGAACAGCGTCCGTATCTGATTGCTCGTACGGGCATGTGGGACCGTGATGCGTATCCCGTCCGCGAGAGTCCGTGTGCAACCTGCATCTAATATGCCTTTTACGAGCGCCTCGACTAAATCAATCGGCAAGAACATGTAAGATGTCGGGATCCATGGATGTCTTACGATGTTCAATCCATACTTGTACATAGAGGTCGCCGTGACGCCCGGAATAGCTTTTTCGCCGCGGAGATTCAGCTTGCCCGGCGTCATTAGCTTATCTCGCACCGTCAAGGCATCCGCTCGGACCCACCCCCTGTGACTCGTGAGCACTTTATGGTCCCCGCTCACGGTGATACTTCCCAAAGCATGTTTGATCTCGTATGCCGGTTTGGCTCGTGAATAGCCAAAGCATGTCGGTTGATTGGTCGTGAATATACTTGTTTTCTCGTTAAAACTTGCAAAGTTTACACGACTCCTGCGCTGACAATCCGCGAGTTTATATTCTTTGCCGGTGATGGGATCGACGACCGGCGTATCATCGGCAATACAAGCCATTTGAAAGGTCCCCAAAATTATTTTTTTGCCTTCGCTGTCTTTGAGATCCTCGGGTTTCATGCCCCCAAAATAATATCCCACGTCGGTGATATCATGTTTCTCAAATAGCTCTTTAAACGACGTGAGATGCGACCGCCGATCGCTGAGGATCAAGAAACGCCTGGCGGGTTCCTCGCGCATCACACTAAGTATTTTATGCACGATGAACTCCGTTCGAGGTTCATAAGCACAGATATTATTGATCATCCGTGACATATTCGGTTTATCGTTGAACATGGTGTGTTCCTTGCAGTACTCGTCGTTATCAGAGTCGTACGTCACGATATTCACATCGATGACATCTTTGACCTTTTTAGTCTTGAAAACGACATCTCCCAAATGCGATACGAAGACTTTTGAGAGACCATCTTTCCTCGTGACCGTCGCCGAGAGACCCAGCGTATACTGACATGTGACCTTTTGCAAAGCCGTACTGAACACTTCGGCGCCCAAGTGATGACAGTTGCTGACCACGATGCCGGTCATGCTGCCGCCGCTGCAACACACAAACGTGTGATTGTGTTGGACTTCGATGTCATAGAGATATTCATATGATAGATTTGGGGTCGTGACATGTTCGACCTCGTTGATCATCATGACGTGACATGTGTTATTCGCAACGAGAAGTGTGCCGACGTCGAGCTGCCCCGCGGGTCGCATACCGTCAACCGTCAGAATCTTATGGTCTTCGGTGCATTCGAGTGTAACGTCGCCGCAGGTGATACGTACGAGCGCTTTATCGTTTCTGGGGCGTTTCCATGCATAGGTCACGTACTTGTATTCATAATCACGCGTCATGCGGTTGTAAGACAATACGATAACACGGTCTCCCTGTGTGAACGCCTCGTAGACATCCCCGATGAGCACGGGACCTTGATCGGTGCATATGTATTGGGTGTACGGAAAGCATTCGTCGGCGATGAGCGTCCCAAACCCTTCGAAAACCCGCGGGTCGTACTCTTTTAGGCATAGGCTCTGCAGAGATGCGATGACGATATCTTTGTCTTGGTGGTCTATGACTTTGGCTTTGATGGTGCCTACCTGAGCGGTGGGAGCGAACTGTTCGATCCGTTCGCGCCATTGCTTCAAGAGAAAGTCCTTGTGAACGATGATGAGCGTTTTCTTTTTCAATGCACAAATAATATAGATGGCCATCACGGTCTTGCCGGCGGCACATCGCATATTCAAGATACCTCCCATCTGCAGCGGGTCGTGAGCAGCTTTCATGAATGCATCAACGGCGCCGACTTGTTCCTGGCGCAGAGCCCCAGCAAATTCGACGGCAATATCTTCGATACGCTCCTCTAGCTTATTAACAGACGGTGGACCGAAACGTTTGAGCCCGTATGCTTTAGGGAGATAGAGCTTACTAGCGCTCTCCAAAAAAGTCTTGAATGGCTCTGGTTGTCCACCAAGAGCCAAATACGGCGAGACGGTGAGTTCTTTTTTGATGGCTGTGAGCTCTTGGGACGATAACTGGTCTTTGTTGATGGCGTAGCCCCTGCGGCCGAGAGAAGTCATGATAAGTGAGGTTTGACACGACATCTTTAAATGAAAAAGAGAATGGAGCGGTCAATTTTTGCACCTAAAAATTTCTTCCAATGTTATAAGAACATGTTTTCCACGGGTTTGAAGAACTTTATACTGATACTGATCATCATTCTTATTTTCCATGTGTTGATCAAAAAAGCGTTGTTGTCACGACGTGAAGGGTTCGTATGTGCCGCCGCCGACAAGACTGTCGCTGGCGGTGCCGTCAACAACCCCGCCACTCCAAACCCCGTAGAAGAAAATACTGCAACCGCGGCAAAATCCACGAAAGATATCTATGATATGTGGTTCGGAGAGGCCATGGGCGGGCAGGCGTCGTCGTCACTCGATGGGTTTTTCAAAGAGGATCTTGATATGTCCAAGGAAGCGGCCGAGGCGGCGAAATGCAAAGTGAGTGGCGAAATGCCTGCGGGCGGCGAAATGGCAATGCCTTTGAGCACGACATGTGATCCCGTCTTCGACAAGATGAATCTAGAAGAAGCCACCGCAAAAAACATCAAGGCCAACTGCAATCTCCCGCAAGACAAACGAGGCATGATGGTGCTGACGGAATATGAAAACGAAAACCCCATGAGCGGCGGTAAGCTATTCTTAAATCTTGATGCGTACGATCGCGATGACATGGCATATGCACCGTTGTAAAGGCATTTAAAAATTTGATGTTGTGTATAAGTTATTCAGGATCACCAACCAACCATGAGAATCGGAGACATTTCTTTTTGTGATAAGATCGGATATAACATTCGATCTGACGAGACCAAAAAACAGATTCTGGATAAGCTAGAGAAGAAGTACGGGATACGTATCATCGCGCGTCATTATGACAAGTTCGATCCGGTGAGAAGCGTTCCCGTGCTCAATCGTAATCCCCATATGATTTGTGCGAGAAGCAACGGGAATCCCTATATGTTATACCTGACACGCTATAACTTTGTGGACATATGCATATTCATCGATAAAAAAGTGCAACAGGGATACTTCCTACCAAGGATGATCGTTGCGCATCTGATGATAGGCGCAGGTGCCGTGCACGATGATACGGTCATGCATGGAGAGATGATCAAGAAAAACGATGGGTCATGGGTGTTCGCGATCAATGACATGACGGTTTATAAAGGCCGTTTGCTCTCGGAAGAAAACCTTGTGAAACGGTTGAATTATGTATATGCGCTTCTGGAGAGCGAATACATCGAAGACGATATGACGCCTTTCAAGATCGTTGTAAAAAAATTCTTTGCTTACGATGAAGCAGAAGCGCTCGATAGCCACATCAAAGACTTACCCTATACGTGTCGCGGGCTCTATTTCAAACCATTGTTCATCAAGTTTCGAGATATTCTCCTCAACTTTGATGATGCGCTGGTGAAGAAAGTCGAGCGCTATAAAGTCGGCGGGACGTTCATGTTGAATGCAGGAGGTGAAGCCGCACTTGCGCCACCGCCAACGGTACCGCCACCGTCTATGACATCACCAAAACCCACACCAAACCAAAACCAAAACCAAACCCAGTTTTATACGAAGAAAACGAGTGCTCCGGACGTTTATGACATCTTTGACGAGCACGGGGTAGCCGTAGGGATCGCGTGCATCCCGACGCTGGCATTGAGCAAGAAAATGCGATTGCTGTTCGAGACGAAGACCATCATAGATAAACTTCGCTTACCATACACATACAGCGATAAGTTCAATAAGTGGGTGCCGCTAGTATGAGATCGAGGATTTCCGTGATTTTTCCTTCTGTCTGAGAACAATCGACACCATCATCGTGGTTATAGTTGACATAGACGCTATAAGATACGTGATTCGCCGCTCCGCTACTACGTTTGACCAGCATGTTCAAAAAGATGCGATTCGTGATCCGGAATATGAGGTGATTGACGGTGTATATCTCCTTGTACGCCGTGTTGCTGGGGACATTGATGATGCTGAGCTTTTGGCGTTGGCAGGCGACTTTCAGCACGTGATTATCATAAACAGACGAGATGGGAACCTTGCGAAAGACGCGCGTCTCCGTATTATCATAGTTTTGATAGATGATATCACCATAGTTATATTCTTTGTACGACTTTTGAAAGAACTTGAGATCTTCACGCGTCGACATGAGCTTCAAGATGCTCGTAAATTTTTCAAGTCCTAAGTCGACTTTGTATACATTCATACCGAGATCTTCCGGGATGACATAATATTCGATGTAGTTCGCAGTGGTCATGGTGTTGATATATCTTCAAGTCACGACTTTAAGTGCGCTTCAATTTTTCTCAGAAATCAAAAATTGATGTATACTTAAAGCGCTGCATTTAACACATATGCAATGAACCGTGATAAAGTCACCGGTCTGATCAAATGCGTATCCGGTCTGCCGGATGTCGAAAGCAAAGATATCGAGATCGGTGTTTACAATTGGTGCATCGGCTTCGCTACAGAAAACGAGATTGCGAAATCATGGAAAAATCCGAGATTCCTAAGAATGTACCTGGAGAAAGCACGATCTATCATAAGTAATCTCGATAAAGAGTCGTATATCAATAACACGAAGCTCGTGGATCGCATCAAAGAAAAAGAGTTCCTGCCGCATGAAGTGGCTTTCATGAAGCCGGAAAACATATTCCCGGATCGCTGGAAGGACACTGTCCAGAATCTGGTAAAAAAATACGAGAACGCCTATGAAAACAAGAAAGTGGCCATGACCAATCAGTTCCTATGTCTTAAATGCAAGAAACGAGAATGTAGTTACTTGGAGCGGCAAACACGATCCGCTGATGAGGGTATGACAATCTTTGTGTGGTGTGTGAACTGTGGCAATTCATGGAAGATTGGGTGAGGGGTTTCGCCCCCTCGCGACGAAGAACACGAATATTTTCTATTTTATCTTGTCGAGTGAATAAAGTAATCCTTGTGTAGGGGTTTCGTAGCGTAGCACATCCCCACACGACGAAGATAGATCCCAAAAAAACCCACATTTTTCTACGCTAATCTCCTCACAAAACAAAAATTCTCGCTCTCGTTCCCGTTCCCCGTAGCGTAGCATGCGCAACGCTAGTTGCACATCGCGAGGGGGCGGAACCCCTCAGCGGAACCCCTACATGATCAACATATCATCGAGCCGCCAATACTCGGTTTTGCCATCGGGTAGTTTTCTCGCGATCATGAAGGGAAGTTTCCCCGCGTACAATTCTTTTTTCGCGATCTCTCGAGCGTCAAAGGGCTTCGACTTATCAAAGGTTACGTAGGGCGTCGCACCCCGTTGGATCTGAGCGGCCCTCGCTCCGATGACAGGAACTTTTTCGTATTTATAGAGAATGTTATTGGTCTTGTTTTGAGAGGGATCATAATTTTTCATGATATCTTGAAAGTCCTCGAGAACGGCAGTAGACTGCATTGTCATTTAATATACCTCTAGACTTAAATCGCGCATCAATTTTTCTAAGTATTCGCAGAACGCCAAAAGTTCCCGCAATGACAGCAGTAATAGAGGTAACGCATGTTCACAAAGTCGTATTTGATATAGATGACCTCGTTCGCTTTGTCGCTTGATTTTGTGCAATCGACGCTCGGACACTCGACGTTGTTAACACGGGGTAGCGTTGGGTCGTGTATGATGTGTTTGTTGATGTACTGTTTGTACTTGATGACATCGTCGACTTTGTTGTCGTCCAGTACCAGAACCGAGCCTTGTGTCTTCTCTTCGATCTCGGTATGTTGACAAAACTTGCAGTAATAAACCAGATTTTCCTCTTCATCGACCTTGACATACAACATGTTGTGACAATGGCTGCAGAAACGCATCTTTCTTTATATCACGTTATATAATTTCTCTTTTTTACGCTTAAGTGTCGTTTTGCCATGCACATCTCAATTTTTTGGTAGGACTCAACGGTGAAACTCTCTGTGCAAGGTGCTACGCTAAGACCCTTACATGAGAATAAATTGACTCCACATGGTCAAATCAGAAAATCTTCGCTTTCTTCGTCGTGTGCTAAGATTCTACAGGATAAACCTAGAAAATCTCCGCTTTCTGCGGTGTGAGGGGCCGCACCCCCTCTGCGGACAAATACGCGGTTTTCATGTAAAACTCCATTATAAAGATGAAACGTCTCAATGTTTATATAGTCCATGCGTCTCATCTCATCGATAGGCAACGAGTGATTGATGAACTACGCAAGACGCTCGCCAAATATACGTTTTCTAACATCAAGATAGGAAATATCACGGTGGTCACTGGGTTCGATCCAGCTGACCTGAAAGCAGAAGATGTTCAACCGAAAGTAAACTATACGCCATTGCCAGCCGATGCACCCGAACCCCAACTTTACAATGGCTTCATTCGAGTGCTTCATATCAATAACGTTTCTAATGCCTTGAAACATCACGAGGCCTTGCGCATGATCTCGGAAGTCAAAACAGGCGAACAAGAGCTCCACCTCGTGCTCGAAGATGACCTACTGTACGAGCCCAAAGTGTGTCTTTTGCTGGATCGTCTCGTGGAACAAATCGCCAGCGGTCACGAGATAGTATTCTTGGGCTTTCCAAACAATGAACCTATTAATGCTTCGAGCAACCAGATGTCACTGAAGGAGACGAAGAATGTTTTCCGAATTCTCCCGTTTATCGATAGTTATTTCGTGACGCCAGCCACTGCCGGGAAACTCATAGCCGACTTTTTCCCTATCAAGTTTTACACCAATATTCAAATGGATTACCTCATCCGCAAACACGGCATCCGTAGTCAACAATGCGTCCCGAACATCTTTGTCGATGGCACGAAGTACGGCATGTTTCTGAGCACCCAGGTCCTCAATAATGAACTCATATTCAACCGGGATTACATGGTCATGAAAGAGCTATGCGATAAAGCGGCTTTATCGGCTGAGGAAAAAGAAACCGTCCAACAGCTCATCACCAAGTCACAACTCGCTGAACACCCAGACTTTATGTTCCTTGTCGGCAAGTATCACAAGTGTATGAAAAACGCAAAGCAAGCCCAAGAGATTTACCAAAAAGTTTACGATGGATACAAGCGCAACGGCATCCATATCAACAACGAGAGCCTATTTCTACGCGAGTATATTAATCTACATGCCCTCTTGCAATGTGATATCTAAGTCTTCTTTTTACGTCCACCCTTGGGTTTCGGTGGGACGAGCTCGAAAACGTCATCGGCGACCTGTGGCGGTTCGACCACAGCCGTTGGTGCGGGCACTGCCTCAGTGACCTCCATGGCCAAAGAGATTGACGCGATGTCTTGTTTGCTATTGATCGTTGGCTCGGTGACCTCCCTTGCCAAAGAAATCGACGCGATGTCTTGTTTGCTATTGATCGCACTCCTTAGTTCATCGAGTTGGGTCTCGAAGAGGGCATTATTCTTTTTTAGCGCATCAACAGTATTGATCGCACTCCTTAGTTCATCGAGTTTGGTCTCGAAGAGGGCATGATTTGTTTTAAGCGCATCAACTGTACTGATGAGTTGAGCAATCTTATTCTCCATATCTATTTGATTACTGGCTTGCGGTGGGGGCGACTTGTGCTGCAAAATTTGATTTTCTAGCTCAAAAATTTTGTTATTGATTCCCGCTATACTGCCATACAGGTTCTGTACGTTATACATCAAAGCCGAGTAATTGTTCATCTTTATAGTTAAAGACTTGGTGGAAATTACTTAAATAGATTTGTGACGTTTATATAAATGATTATACCGGTGCGATGCATGACATGCGGCAAGGTAATAGCGGACAAATGGGAGTACTACGTCAAACGTTGCAACGAGCTGAAGGCCGAAGGGTCGACCAAGGCCGAAGGAGAGGAGAAATCGACACCCCGGTATTTCGAGAAAAACACCACTGGTCAAGTTCTGGACGAGTTGGAGCTGACCAAGATGTGTTGCCGCCGTCATTTTCTGGGCCACGTAGACTTGATCGAAACAATATGAAAATATAAATAAATGTTAGAGTATGCCGAGTATACAAAAGTGCTCGACCTATTGAACAGGACAGACCAGGAGAACACATATGGTGAACTTCGGCAGAAAGAAGATAAGATTTTAGATACGGTGAATGAGGTGGCGCGTTCCTACCGCGACCACACCATACGCAACAACGAGTTCATATCAAGAGGGATCCAGGAGAATGTGTCTCGGTTTTGGCTGGATATGGGCCTTCTCTTTCGTGAGCTATTGGATTTTAAAAACTTGGAACAACTAAAGCGCATCTTAGTGAGAGGGGATCGGTTGATATACTATGGCTTTATATTGATATTTCTGGGTGTTATTTTCTTCTTTCTTGAAATTAGTAAATGACCATCCTTGTGGTCTTTTTTTTCGCCTTGATGATATACGTTATCGTTGTTAATACGCAGAACAAATACAATTGGTTTTTCCTTGCAGTTATCTTGTCCGCAGCAGGATATTATGTGTACATGGGACGCATTCGTGGCACAAAAGCAAATGCAGATATGATGGCATACATCGACGAACTCGAAAAGCGGAGCGCAGAACGACACATCATCGCATCGCCCCTATATTATAACTACAAATCTCCGCGAAAGTTCCGATACCTTCGTAATTTTCCGGATATGTTGCAGTGGCTTTATGATATGCGTTACTTCGACACTTATGACAAGACGGCCACGCTGATTTTAGCAAGTCTTTTTGAGCGGTTCTTCATGGTTCACTATAAGATCGCCATGAAACAATATGATGCCGATAGCTATATGGCGAACCTAATAGACATCAGAGATGATGTGGTCAATTATATGTATGCAATGATCCACGAATTCCCGAGTCATTCCACCATCGTTGATATCAATATGGATGAATATCATTATCACATGTTGTTGCGTGTTCAAGTTGCTCTGACCCATCATATCTCGGACCTCGAACGGCTCCTGCGGCGTGAAAACGAGAATTATATCGGCAAAGACGATCTGCCTAAAGCATATGAGAAGCGCACTCAAGATACTTATAATGTCATATAAAGTAGATGGACTTTTACAAGATCTTCGCGGAGAAGTTCGAAAGCCTGACACAAAACGTACCTGAAGAACGCAGGAACAAGATGTTTACATTTTATGTTGGTAGAGTAAAATGCAAAGAAGATATTCGCACGATGGAGATCGCGATCGACATGGAAAACCTAGCGAACAAAACATGTGATGAAATGAACATCACACGCCCCTTTGAAAGAGAACAATTCATCACGAATGCGATCATATGCAATATGATGAAGCTTTCATCGGAGGGAGATATAATGAAATATTTTGCGCTCGTCCATGACATCGAGGCGTGCATGAAGCCATCTGAAAAACACAATGGGATGACAAAGATGAATGCATTGTTATGTATGATCGCGAACGCATACGTTTATAACCATCCAAAGTTTATTGATACGTTTATTAATCAGCCAAAGTAATGAGGTCAATAAAATCGATGTTAATGTCTCCAGAGGTGATGTTGCACCAATTCTTGAAAATATACAACGTACCGAAGAACGAGTATCGTAAAGATCTACACAACTTTGAAGAGAAGATTGCGGATATGAGGTCTCATTTGACGCATCGTGTGATCTATGGCGTAGATACGTATCCCTATATCTACATCCTCTATAAACTCACAACAACACGTCCGGGTGTTCTCCACAATATGTTGCTATATTTTTCGATCATGATGAAACGACATAACGTATGTACGGTGGGACCCACCATTGCAGAGATATTATCACAGTGTGATAATTCTGTCGTCTTTGTGTATTTTATGGCCGTCCTACAATATTATCTGTTATAATAGTATAAATATGTCAAAACGTAAAAAGGGTGGCTCACTAGCATCGGATGCAGTGACAAAGCTTTTGACCCCGCAAGCTTTTGACAAGATGTCATTGAATGCTTCGAATGTATTGAAAGGTGGTTCAATAGCGTCGGATGCAGTGACAAAGCTTTTGACTCCGCAGGCTTTTGAGAAGATGTCATTAAATGCTACGAATGTCGTGAAAGGCGGCAAGAAACCCTGTAACAATCATCGAGCGGTGCTCGTATGTGCAAACTGTGCGAAGAAGCTATCAGGTGGCGGTGCTTGTGGAGCTGTCCAACAACCACCCAAACGTGGCGGTGGTAGCGGGGCGGCATCGAAGAGCACACTCAAGAACATCAACGAATACAAGACGGCGAGCCCTTTTAAGCTATGGAACGGTCGCGGTGGTAGCGATGACAAGCCAGTCAGCATCGGCCTCAAGAGCGATTCGTCTATCACTTCTTTCAACAAACTCCAAGGCACCGTGCAAGATCGCGGCATGGATGCTACGGCTCTGAAGATCCTCGCCAATGAGGATATTTCCGGCCCGATTCAGATGGCAAAAACGATGCGCTTTGGGAATGTCACTGGCACGACCGAGCTTGACACGAATTTTAGTTACGGAGGAAGAAAACGCGTGACTAAAAAACGCGTGACTAAAAAACGCGTGTGATTTATTTATCTATATACTTTATATGGAGTATTTTCAAGATACATGGGCTGTGTTGGACAGCTATTTCCGTGAAAACCCCTACTTTTTAACAAAGCATCATTTGGACTCATACAATGACTTTGTATCGAATCGCGTCCTGAAGACCATTCAGGCATTGAATCCTATCCTTGTCATCAAGAATCAGGTCAATATCACACACGAGATCGAAGTGTATGTGGGTGGTCTTGCTAATGAAATATTCATTACCAAGCCCACTATCGTACAACATGAGAAACAACGTCTGATGTATCCGAATGAAGCACGACTCAAAGATTTTACATATCAAAGCGAGATTTACGCCAATATACTCATCCGTTATACGACAAAAGAGAGCGATAAAGTGACGATCGAGGAGAAACGTTTCGAGGGTATGAAGATCGGCGCATTCCCGATCATGCTTCATAGCAAGCTTTGTATGTTGCATGACATGAAGCCAGAAGTACGGCGCGAGATGGGCGAATGTAAATCCGACTGTGGTGGGTATTTCATCATCGATGGCAAGGAAAAGGTGATCGTAGCTCAAGAGCGCATCGCAACGAATCGTATCTTTATTTCAAAGAGTAACGATCCCAAATACTCTTACAGTGCCCTGATCCGGTGCACTTCAGACGATACTCCATTGTTTCCGAAAGTTGTTAATTTCTATGTGAACGAAGTTTTCACTGCACACAGAAAACTGGCGGGGCGAGCACCTGACCCTGACGCCGATGAGGAAGACAAAGTCACGAAAACCACGCGGATCCATGATAGCATTGAAGTTGCTATCCCCTACTGTGCAAAGAGTATTCCTTTGTTTGTCTTGTTTCGTGCCCTTGGCATAGAGTCAGATCTCGAAATACTGAAACACATATGCGACACAAACGATGACATCGAGTACATGAACTTCTTGCGACCATCTATCGTGCATGCTGGCATGGTGTTAGCTCATGGTGGTACTCAAGAGGATGCAATTAACTATATTGCCAACTTTGTCGAGTACAAGAATGTCGTGAGCGTGAAGAAGATTCTGACCAATGACATGTTCCCCAACGTGGGAGGTGTTTTTCGTCATAAGGCGATTTTCCTAGGATATCTAGTAGGAAAACTTATCAAGGTATGTCTCGGGGTGGACAAGCCCACGGACAGAGATAGCTATGTCTATAAACGCGTGGATACGTCCGGGTTCTTGATGGGCAACATCTTCCGCGATTATTATAACCAATTTCGCAACGAAATCCGCAATAACTTGGATAATCAATATCTGTATGGCCCATGGCGTAACACGAAAAACGTTCAAAACCTAGTGAACCCTTCCAATATCAACTTCATATTCAAACCTGAAATCATCGAGGGCGGAATGAAGAAGTCGCTCAAGGGTATGTGGGGAAAGTCGATGACCACGGGCAGTACCGAGCATGTACGCCAAGGCCTCGTTCAAGATTTGAGTCGTATCTCGTATCTTGGCTTTATTTCCCATCTCCGTCGCGTGAATACGCCGATCGATCCAACTTCAAAAGTCGTTGCACCGCATCATTTGCACTCGACGCAATGGGGTATCATGTGTCCTTGTGAGAGCCCAGATGGTGGGAGCATCGGCCTCCTGAAAAACTTTGCCATCATGTGTCATATCACGTTTGATAAACAATACAAAGATGTCCTAGCACATGTTTTGAAGATCGATGGGTTTTTGGCCCTCGATGATCTCCAAATAGACATGTGTTATAACAAAATCAAGATATTCATCAATAGTAATTTGGTGGGTTTTACTGAAAATCCCCACGGACTCTTCACGACCCTGAAACTACTGAAATTAAACAACATCATCGATATGTTCACCTCGATATCCTGGCATGTTATTCCCAACGAGATACATATCCTAACCGAGTCGGGACGGTGTTGTCGCCCGGTCTACGTCTTACATAAGGGCAAGCTCTTGATCGAAGACCATATCAGAGATGTCAAGACAGGGCGCAAAGGTTGGCATGACCTCTTGGGCGGCAAGACACCCAAAACCATCGCAAGCTATGATATCAAGGCTCTCGAAAAGACGATGGTACCGATCGAGTTTATAGATGTGGAAGAGACATCTTGTTCCCTGATCGCTATGGACCCTAGCTGCCTCGTGGACGGGAGGCCCTATACCCATTGCGAGATCCATCCGTCAACGATATTGAGCGTACTGACACTTAATATCCCCCTATGTCAACACAACCAAGCCCCACGTAACATCTTTTCAGGAGCTCAAGGGAAACAGGCGATCGGTATTTATGCGACGAATTTCAATGACCGCATCGATACCATGTCCTATGTGTTGCATTACCCCCAGAGGAGTCTTGTGAACACGAGATACATGGAGTATATGCGCAATAATGACATGCCGCATGGAGAAAACCTCATCGTCGCCATCGCTACCTATACGGGTTATAACCAAGAAGATAGCATTATCATCAATAAAAACTCGATTCAACGTGGTTGTTTCAACTTGACGTACTTTAAAAACATGGTTGAAAAAGAAGAAACCGATGACAAGACCCATATAACATTCAAAAACACGGTCGATATGGTCATGAAAGACAATTTGGATATTACCGGCATCCGTCAGGGTAACTACAAGAAGATAGACGAAAACGGCTTTCCTATCGTGAATAGTTACATAACGGAATCAGATGTCATCTTTGGCAAGTGTTGCGTGACATATCAAGAGCAAGACCAGGAGCAAGAAACCCTAAGCATCTTTGACAATAAAGTAAAGGTAGCGAGTTATCAGGATAAGAGCGTCATCGCGGATAAGACGGTGAGTGGCATCATCGATAAGGTGTTTGTATACTTTGATGAGCAGGACCAACGTACGTGTAAAGTGCGTTTCCGTAAGATCCGTCAACCCGAGTTGGGCGATAAACTCTGTTCGCGAACGGCCCAAAAAGGAGTGATCGGAATGATCGTGCCTCAGGAGGCTATGCCTTTTAATAAAGATGGGATCGTCCCTGATATCATCATCAATCCTCATGCATTTCCCACACGCATGACAATCGGACATCTGTTGGAGTGCCTCGTGGCCAAGACGGCTGTTAATATCGGCACGTGCATCGATGGGACGCCATTCAATAACAATAATTACGACGATTGCTCACAGATACTCGAATCGTTCGGATTGGAGAAACACTGTAATGAGATCATGTATTGTGGCTTCACGGGCAACCAGATTGAATGCGATATATTCTTCGGACCTACTTATTACGAGCGACTGAAACACATGGTGGCTGATAAGATCAATTATAGAAACACGGGTCCTGTCACGAACAAGACGCGGCAGCCGACAAAGGGGCGTGGAAACGGCGGTGGTCTACGCATTGGCGAGATGGAACGCGATAGCGTACTGGCTCATGGTGCCTGTTCTTTCTTGAAGGAGAGTTTGATGGAGCGATCTGATATTTACGAGTTCTTTGTGGATAAGAAAACGGGGTTCATCGCGGACAAAGAGGGGTTTGATACCGTGCGTGTGAAAGCTCCCTGTGCTTTCCGCCTGATGTTGCAGGAGGTAGCTGCCATGAGCGTCAAACCTTATCTGGAGTTTGATAGCGGTGAAGATATGTCAGATGGCGACGCCGCGGAAGATGCAGAGGTCAATCGCATGATGGCAGAGGAGGATCATGAAAATTTGATTGCGGGTTTGGATGATGAGGTATTTAAAGTTCTGGACCAAGAAGATGAATACGATGTTCTTTGATGATGAGATAGCTCCCAAAAATCCTGATCATCGACAGGACTATTTTTTAAACAGGGCTGCGAACATCGCAATTCGATCATCAATGAGTCATCGTCATGGATGCATTATCGTCAACAAGATGGGTGAAATTATCTCAGAGGGGTACAATCATATGTACGTACACATGTATCATAAGTATAGCATGCATGCCGAGATATCTTGTCTCACAAAATTGAAGCGATCCAAAGATCTCAGCGACTGTACGATGTATGTCGTGCGTATAGGAACGGATAAGATGCAACGGCCTCTTAAGTATTCCAAACCATGTCATGACTGTACCAAGGCTATCGTAAAGTCTGGTATAAAAAAAGTATTCTACTCGACGAGCGAGGAGTTTTATTGGAAGCTAGAACACCTAAAACTTTGATAGGAACAAGTTCTTGACCACAACAACCAATACGGCAATGACGATTGCACGGAGAAGTTTGTCATGATAAGGGATTCTCTCGATAGCGATGTATTTTCCTACGATCGACTCTAGGGGAATGAAGTGGACCGCAAACACTACGAAAAAGACGACCGCCATGAGCTTGAGGTCTTCCGAGAAATACACGAGATTGCGAATGCTGGTGAAAAAGTCGGGCGCTTGAGGTAGTGGGGGGGTGGGCGCGAGGGCAGGAGCAGGAGCGGCGTTCTGCACCATTTGATAATAGGGTTGCTGAAGTGGAACCTGGGGAATCCTATTGGCAGCTTGCATGAACATGATTTCTTCGTTGCTGGGCTGCTTTTGGGGCGGATGAGGCTGACTCGTCGACGCCAATTGAGCAGCTACATCATTCAGAGCTTCCTGGATTTCAGCATCATCATCCACGATGGGACCGCCGCCAGTACCAGAGGATGGTTGAGGTGGCTGTTGTAGATGGTTACTCATTTACTGTTAAAACCGGAAAAAAGTCTCTAAGTTGAACGCTCGCGTTCGCATGCCGTCGGATACGGGGTGTACTTAAAACAATCCTCATTCAACTTGTAAGTATACTTCTCGAGTTCTTGTATATTGGGACTATTCACGACGACACAGTTCGGCCCCTTACATACCTGTCTGAATACCGCCGCCAATCCTAGACCAAGAATGACTGATATGATGATCTGACCCATTTTTGTTTCCAACAAGTCTTTAATCATTTTACTCTTATTCCACATTTTATTATGCGATTGGTTGTGGCTTTATCAATGACTTGTCTAATGGGCACGAGACTTTATCCGCGCGAATCTTGAAACAGTTATCCGAGTCCTTGTCAGTGTATGTGATGGTGTCTGCATTCAGGGGTGATGGGAACTTGACCACGATTTCGGGTGTGGGTTTGGTCAGGTAACACATGAGCAATCCGATACCAAAAGCGAGTAGGAAAACGGTACCATGGATGCGATCGAAAAACATGCTTTACTAATAGTTACCACATTTTTTCGTAAATCATACCATCCATAATCTCGGCGTTGTATTCGTCATCTTCGATAGAGCTACCCTCGGAGTTGATTAGTACTTCATCGTCTTCCAAACTCCAGTCATCAAAACTCCTCATGAACTCCCCACGATAGAAGCTATCTTCGCCGCCATCGCTCTCTTCCGAAGACACTGAAATGCTATCACTCGAAGCCTTGGAAATGCTCTTCAATAACTTGGGGCCGAGAAACCCCCACTGGTCACAAGGTTCGTTTTTGGACTCGCGAAGAGTCTTTAGGGGAGCCCGCTCATCATCGTCCCAATACCTATCGTCGCTATGTACTGCCATCTATCTGTGCTGCTGGACTTTGTGTTGCAAATAGTATTTCAATTTTTTCGCAGAGCGCTTCTTTGGTGAGTTTCTTGAAGTTTGCAGGCATCTTGTTCTTTAAATAGTCGTTGCTTTCGATGGTATTTATGATATCATCACGCGACATGAACATGGTCTTTGCACGCGATAGACACTCCTTAGCGTTTTTGAATTTGAATAAAGCTGTTAGTTTTGGTTTGATACGTTTTGAACCCTTTGGCGCCGCGTCCTCGTCCTCGTCGCTATCTTTTGATTTCCGCCCCTTCTTTGCCTTTGGCGCCGCGTCCTCGTCCTCGTCGCTATCTTTTGATTTCCGCCCAGGTACAAAGAACACAGTCTCCAATGTTTTCAAGTGATTGCGTAATTCGTTGATCGTCTTTGTATGCGTCACAATCTTTTTCACATCCTTTTTCATGATATGATGGGGGTCCTGGCGTTTATGGAGAGCGTGAATAGCATCTTTGTGTTCTTTTATCGCCTGTTTCGTTGCGTTCGCATCGGCAAACGTCGCTGAGTTGATATTAGCATATTCTTGATACAGTTTGGATATGTCTGTATCACTACGTCGTATTTGGTCAACAACAGCGTCAAACTGGGCAGATACTTCATTCGTATCTTTCATGCGTTCTAGTAACGCATCATATACGTGCCTATAATGAGCCCTTTGTTTTTCTAGCGCTGCCAAAGTCCAGCGGATATCGTAACCATGATCCAATTCGAAGCGAGTATCATTATTGATCAATGCCCTGTTCCTCTTCGTGTCGATATACAACTTGCTATGCATATTATACTATAATAAGTTTTTTATGCTGGTTTTTGGAAGACCAAATCGATGATGCAAAAAATATAAAAGCTCATCACCGCGATGACCACCGTCAATACTCCGAACGAGAACATTGTCTTTGTGTCTCCGATGCCGAAATGCTTGATATCGCCCCGTTCATCAAACATGATAGATGGTTTTGAAACAAATATCAACGTCATAAGCAGGAGATAAAACAAGACGCTATAGACCACGCGACTGTTGATTTTAAACATCTTTATTATAATATAGAAATGTTTTTGATCGTCGTGATTTTACTCGTGTCGCTGCTCGTGTTAGTGCTAGGGTGCTCATGTTATGTTAAACAAAGAGATACATTCACCGAAACGCCTATGTTGGTTTTACGAGTTGATCGTTCTCCCCTGAACGTTCACGTACATAACCCGATGAATATCAAGGTTCCTCCAGTGGATCATGTCCTTTTTTTAAAGAGGACATCATCGTGTAATGATTGTAATGCACGGGTCACGACTGCTTATGATATGGTGATTCATGGTGGCGCTAAACTTCTTGCCGTTCTTCCCAGCGAACAAACTGTCGTCTTTGTGAAGCAGAGGAACTTCAATGTCAACGAGACGCTACATGATGTATTACATGCCGGAAAAACCATCGGACACCGTGATCCATCACATAAACACATCATTCTTGCTATGGCGGCTTCCATGGGCCATAAAACAGTCAATATCACAGAGCGACCCGCAGATGCATACGCGATGTGTTATGTTCAAACCATCGAAGAACACCAGCTTCAAACTAGCACCGCGTTCCCGGATGTCCTGGATCTCGGGGCGTTTTCCCCCGATATTCTACGCGCGATCTTTCCTTTCGTTTTGATCCGTAACAAAGACTTTGCGAGATACGTCAGTGGTTATCAAGATCGCTTCAGTATAAAAACATGCATCGCGTTTCATAATGTCATTGTCGGAAACACTATGTTTGATGAGGTCAAGTATGCCCCCACGATCCTAGCGATGCGTCGGAGTTTTGGCGTAGGCCCAGATGTGTTGGAGTTTTATAACATGTTGGCACAACGGAACAAAAAAATCATTGAAAGTTTTATAGATCTGTACGAAGCAAAGAGCCATGTGCCGGGATTCTTTGATAGCAAACAAGGCGTGTTTTATCCCGATGAGGTGCGCCTAGATGGGTTACACCTCGATACGATTTCTCGAGTAAATTTATCACGTCAAGAGAACGCCGAACAAAATGGCCTATATGAAACAAGCAGCAGCCGTAAATTGGTGAGGATAAGTCCGGCCCCGCCCGGTGGGCTGGTGTCTGGCCCGGCTGATTATAAATGCGTCGGCAAACCCGATCTGATCAACCGAGAACAATGTGATCGTGGGGGCGGGATATGGGACCGCCCATGTGTGAAAAACGAAGAATGTCCGTTTTTTCAGGCGAACACGACATATCGAAACTACCGCGGCGGTTGTATCGATGGTTCTTGCGAAATGCCGCTCGGTGTTCAGCGCATCGCGTTTCGCGGCCATGGTACCAAAGACGCCGCCATATGTCATGGTTGTCCGATAGGCAACCCTCTATGTTGCGCCGAACAAGTAAGACCGGATTATGCGTTTCCTCTCGATTATTTCGAACGTACTCAATAAACATCTTCGTTGATCTCATCTGCTTCATCGTTCTCCCCCGCATAATCACCCATTCTATAGTTTTCATTTTCTTCACGTTGAGCATTCATATCGGTCAAATCCACGTTTTTCATGCGATCGAAAATGTTCTGCCAATTGGTGACACCAATATTCCTGAGCTGAATTTGAATCGTCCGCTCTTCATCATCCACAGCATAAGCATCCATCATGGACTGCTTCTTCAATTCACGCAACTCCTCGATGTTTTTCAAGACATCTTGATTATCAAAGATGTTGTTTTGATAATACTCATGCATCTTTGTGATCATCGTGTCGATGAGAGTATGAACGAGTTTGACGTTGGGTGTGCGCATGTTCTCTCCGGCTGTTACGGATAGGTGTGTCAAAAACGCAAAGAGGCTATCGAGTAACATGATGATGTCTTTGATGCACGCATCCTCAGCGCCGGAGACGACGATTGTGTCCGCAAACACTTTCACGAACGGCCATGAGCCTTTCAATAGCTCGCGAACATCGGTATTGCTACGAACGGTCTTGTCGAGCTCATCCGTTTCATTTGCGATACCATTGATCCATTTTGATACTTGGAGCGATAGTTTATTTACCAGGAAGTTATGGAGAACCATTCGATGCAGCTTGGGATCATTGTTCATATTATTGATGAGTGCATCGCGGATGAAGTAGACAGCTGCTATATTGGGTTTATCCAGTATCTTGAGTAGCAACGTGGAGAGCTTCTCGAAGTTAGCATTGAGACGTGGATAGATAACCTTATTGAACTCATCATCTTCTATGGGATCGATGACGATGTCGCGTGCCTCATCGTGAGTGAGTTTCATCCATTTATGATGTGTTACTGTCGGTTCTTCGAACGGGTCTTTCAAGTGTTGGGCATGCAATGGCGGGAAAGTAGTGCGCGAATGGTTAATGATGGCTGTCTTTTGTCGTACCGTATTCATATCACGAACCTCGCTTGTGAACATATCGTATGTATCATACTCGTTTGTCAGTAGTTCTGGACAACAAAAGTTAGATATAAAAGCGCTCTTTTTCATGTTGATTTTATTGTATTTGGATCTCGCCACAACATCGTTCAATGTTTTCAAGAAGAGAATGGCGTCGTCGTTGGTATGAACTGGAAAGTTGAAGGCGGGTCTGAAAGACACATTCAATGGCGCTTCCATCATCCTTGTTATACGTCGAGGGGATGACTTGGTCTGCTTATTGTTGGCGATTCTCTGCGACAGGCTATAATCCTCTATCAAAATAGCATCGATGCTGCTTTTGATGTCATTCACCACTCTATCAGACGATATAACAAGTTTATAACGAATATCATCTTCGATTGCCATCTGCTTCAAGGCGCAAGCCAGGTAACTCTCGATATTTTTAGTCGCATCTGAAGCGATCGGGTGTCCTGTGCTGGAATAGAGAGCACTACACCTAGGGACGATCTTGGACATTTCCGCAGTGGGGTAAAGGGCAAGAATCATGCATTGAATGAGGGCCGCGGAGAAGACGATTTCATCGTAATAGAACTTTTCGTACTTTTTTTCCATGAACGCTCGCAGTCGTTCTTCTATCTTACCGTCTACTTTGTTTTTGTAATCACGGTTGCTCTGATACATCGTTTGGTTTATGGGCGCCATCAGACGTGTTCTTTCGGCAACGAGCTGTTCATCCAGGAGCGTCTTATCGAATCGTCTGCTCACGTACTGTTTCATAAAGCTTAGATGGTCGCTTGTGAAATTTATGTCAAGGTATTTACTGATGATCGTCACGTTATCGAGTTCAGTAGGGTTTGAAGGGTTCGAAACAAGCTTCTGCTGTTGCAAAGGGCGTGGCATTTCATTTCCTTCGGTGAAGTTCATGAGCTCTTCAAAGGTCATTGGCAAGTCCTCACCATACAGATCTTCATCAGCAACGATCTTTTCATAATGTCCATGAAAGGTTGCGTCGAAAGGAATATTGCGCATGATATCATGTTTGTTGATCATTTCAAAAAACGCGATCAGAGCATTAATATCATCCGCCCATGAATCATGTTCAAGTAACCACGATATGTCTTCGAGGATTTGCAGGTGTCGTTCTTTCGCCTGTTTTTTACGAAGCACCCAAATGTTTTCTAAATACTGACATGCCTGTTCGGCACTATCATACATGCATAGGTCCTGGGTAATGTTATCATGATTGGCTATGAGAATATCGGCATCACATTTGTCGAGATTGCGAACTTTAACCCACTGATTATTGCCCTGAACGCTTTTCATGACGAATAATTCATCGCGAGCAAAAAGGGGTTGTTGCAAAATGACGTATTCGTTCTCTCGGAAGGCATCTAGATCTGCATTCAGCTCCGTCACGGAAGAAAATGTTTTGACTATTTTGATCGGCCGTGCGACCACCTTGGCGCATGTGTTGTTAGCGTCTTTCAACGACTCGAGTTCCCCGCGGATCTTATTGATTTGTTTGCTAAGTGAGTCTTTATCGAATTGTTGTTGCAGACTTGCTAGATATTCTTTGAATTTCGTCAAGAATGCGGCTCGATGTCTATCGTGGGGCGGCGGCTGCGTAGATTGTGGGTTGCTTGTCACGCGGGCTCTTTTGGATGAGTGGGCGCGTTGCGTTATCTTAGGACGCATGACCCAATCGATGACATGGCGATGTTCCTCTTCTAGTACATATGCGCTGAGATCTCTGTACGTCTTGATGGCACCGGAACGATACTCGATGAATAATGCTTGTGTCACCGAAGATGGCAAGATGAATTCGCTCAGTTTCACGTGATCCTCTCCATAAACTGCGTAATTCCCCGTCAAGATAGCGTATTTTGAAAACGGTGGCTTTCCAGTGGGGAATACGAAGATTCGATCGTCGTTGATGGGAAGAGATGATGTCATGACATCCGGTGTTTGAAGGTATACGGGTTTATCGAACACGACCCTATCGTCGCGTACGGTTGCCTTGGCCTTTATCACGAGTTTGTTATTACGAAAAGCAAAATCATTGAACATGACACGGACGTCATCGTTATCGCGTAGCTTCCGGAGGTTTTTCAAATATTTCGCGATATGAATTTCTTGCCGATCTTCTGTTGGTGACCCGGTGTAAAATCCGATGAGTTTCACCTGATCGTTTGGTACCATGCGATATCTTCGATTTATACCATCCATTCCATCGACGGATTTGCTGATGGTATGGTTTGGTGTGCCGGTGGTTAAGAAAGGTCGCATGAGATTATCAAGCCGCTCCTTGGTCATGCTGTATTTATTGCGCGTATCGTGGTTCATGGCATCGAATTGAATAATAAAATCATCAAAATTGTTCATGATGATCTGTTGTTCTTCCTCAAAGTCTTGATCGGGTTCATAGTCGTCATCTTTGATATAATATATGTGTTTTTTACAGGATATGATCGGCATAATATGATTGGTATAGGGTGTGCGTTGTGGGGTGCGTTGGTCGAGCAAATCAAAAAACTTTGATACTTTTTTTCCATCATACACAAGGTTAGTCAAATGACTCTTGATTTGTGCATCGTTGAAGTGTATATTGTATTCATCTTTGATGCGCTCTTCCTCTATGATAACATTCTCTGTTGCCATGATATGTGAATCTAGCAACTCGATAAAATCAATACTCATTTATTATAATAGCGCATATAATTATAGACGGACCCATTTTGCATTAAATTCTTCGAGGTCTGCTATGATCCTTGCACTCTCTGCCACCAAGAACTCTTTGGGATCCGTCGTGGCGTCTTTGAACTTGAGCTTGAGGATCATTTTGTTATCCAAAGGATGGGATTGGTGATAGCCGATGAACTCGAGAATATTGTCTTTGGGTTTCGTTTCGTGAAACCATTTGTTATAGATCAGACACTGAAGAACGTTGAGTAGAGTATGTGTCTCGTTGACCACGGTCAGCGTATAAAAGTTGTCTACACTCGTGCTCTTTTCGATCGAGAGATCATCGGCAAATGTTTTGACTTTACGAACGAGTATGTCGAGGGCTTGACGGAAGAGGGAACGTGGAGGAATTCCACACTCGCTTTCGATCTCGAACTCAAAACTACAAGGTTCATTGTGCTCGTTTACGATATAATGGCGGTACTTGTCGAGGGTTTCGAGTTTGTTTTTATCCATCGTAGTCTTTCGCACTTCTTGTAGCTTCTTTTCGTCGATAGTGAAGTTGTATGTGCACTTGCTCGTAGGACTCCACCTTGCGTGCGTTTTGCCGACGCCGATGCTCGCCCTGCATTCGATATCGATTTCTTCACCATTGTTAGGGTCATACAGATTTGGTTTTAGCTTGGTGAGCAGAATATGATCTTTGGTGATAGCGTTGGCGGGAAACAGACGATTATGGAATGCCTTGTCGTACTTGTGATTATCTGCGTCGTAGACTTCGATATCTGCGGTAGTGACGGGAATAATGGATGTGGTTTGGTTTTTCTTTTTGAGCACGAAACGATACTTATCAGTATCAAAGTCGGCGATTTCTTCCTCAGTGAAAAGGAGCGGGACCAATGAGATGCGGTGTCCCAAGAACTCGTTATGAAGCGCGCATGTGTTTTTATGAATAACGACATCGTTATCTTCGTATGCTTCGAACGCGAATGCGGCTGTCGGGACTTCTGCGATGATGATACGTCTAACGGCATTGACGACGGATAGATCTACGTTTTTAATAACAACTTTGAGGTATTTTGGGAGATCTGTGACGATGGTGAACGACATTTTTATATATGCAGGTATAAATCTTTTTAAGTGCTAGCGTGCGATCAATTTTTCATGCGTTGTTTAGGCGCAAAAATAACATGCGTAGTCATGTAAAATGAGCACAAAAGACCTGGTTTTTTTGAACACGACATCCGCGTTGTGCAAGGAGATCGTTGCCATGTTGTTATCAAAGGGTTTACGCGAGAAGTTTCTTCTAGTGTACGTGGATACCGGCAAATACAACATCCCGGCTTGTATTAAACAGATACCGTCGTTGCTGACGACCGACAAAAAACTCATCGTACATGACGCAATATTGACCTATATCAATGCTATGGCACCTCCGCAGCAGACGCTCTCGACGTTCAATTGGGAGGGCGGGGGTTTTTCTTCAAACTACTCGGTCATTAACGAGGAAGACTCCCAAGGCAACATGACGCCCCAACAATTCACGATGTTAAACGAATCTGATCTATCTGCTGCCGGGCCGCCGAACTTTAAAGAGGATTGTACCAAGCAAAACAAGTTCGATGCGACGATCTACGAATCATATATCGCATCGCGCAACAAGGACGAAGAGGAGATCAAACGGCAATACAAGAACGTCAATAGATATTGATATAAATAAGAAGAAAATATGGTCCTATCATGACCACTATTTTCTTGAATACAACATCGGCATCATGTAAAACAATAGAATCATTATTGCTTCGAAAGAGTTTATTGAATAAATTCAAGTTGGAGTATGTGGATATCGGAAACTATGTGATTCCGGATTATGTCGGCCAAATACCGACATTACTCACTGCCGAGAAAAAAGTAATTGTTGGGGACGATATCAATCGATACATAGAGTCATTCTGTCAAAAACAAAATGAAGGGCGGTACGAAGCTTATGTATCATCACGACAAACAGATGATGAGTACATCAAGCGATATTTTGGAAGCGCTAATACCAATAAGCGGTAGAATGATTTTTTGTGATGACATGCATGTATCGCTTGATATGCTCGTGCACGGCAATATACTGATATAAGGCATATTCATATAATAATGAATATCAATGTCCCATAAACTATTCAACGAAACAGCGGACGAGTTTTTCAAGGACCTCAGTGAAGGGTTCCCGTCATTGCCGGAGTACGATGTCTTACGGAGTGAGTTTTCGACGCTCAAGCTGGGTTTCAATGTACTGAAGACGTGTGATGAAAAGAAACCGCAACGTATTTACAAGGACTATGTGGTGTCGCGATATCGACAACGTCTTCTCGATGAAGACGAGTCTTTCTTTTTAGAGACTACTGAATACGACATCATGAGCAAGAGAAAAGATTATTGGCTCGATTTTATCGGTAAGATTAAGACCGCATGGACGTCGATGGACGAAGAAAACAAGAAAATCATTTGGCGTTACTTTAAGCTTCTCACGTATCTGAGTGATAAATGTGACGCCAAATAAACCATTTAAGCGTTCCCCTGTTTACTTTATTTATAAAGATGAACGTCAAAGACAAGATCGTTTACACTTTCAACAAGTTTTACGTGGATCTGATCAAGGATATGAAGCGACTGAGTCCTGAGCTGAAGTCCAAGGTAAAGCACGTCTACAAGGTCGTAGATAAGAGTTCGGATGAGCACATCAAGTTTTTTTGTGATGGAATGTCGCAGTACTTTCAAAACCTGGAGCCGTCGAATGAGGCCATGCAATCGGTGTGTATCTTCAAGAATATTTCCGTAGCCGATGTGTTGGCGCATATCGGGGAGAAGAATGTGATAATGACGTGGAATTACCTATATGTTCTATCGGCTTTGGGGATGCTGTTCAAACTGGTAGAAACCGAGCCTGACAATGAGGCCAGTACGCTTTTGTTCGACAAAGTCGTTATTGCGATCGGCATCATAAGAGGTCGTGGTACGGCGGAAGCCGCCGCTGTGCTCGACGATATTCTTGATGATGATATCCGGGGAGTTCTGAGCAAGATCGAAAAGATCGAAAAGGTAGATGAGGCCGAAGGCGGACCGGCCGCTGGCGGGGCGGAGGATGATGTCATGAAGATGTTTGCGGGGTTTGAGAACAGCAAGATCTGCAATCTCGCGAAGGAGATTAGTAACGAGATCGATATTTCGAATGTGAAGCTGGACTCGCAAGAAGATATCATGAAGTTGATGGATTTTTCTTCGAGCAATAATATCTTGGGGAATATCATTGGAAAAGTGAGCTCAAAGATGCAGGAGAAGATGAGCAAGGGTGAGATGAAACAAGAAGATTTGATCGGAGAGGCGATGAACATGATGTCAATGATGGGTGGGGCGCAAGGTATTTTCAATAATCCGATGATGGCGGATCTCATGAAGAACATGAAAAAGGGCAAAGTGAATCCGCGAACTGATGTTATGCGACGGGAAAGCACCCGTGAAAAACTACGCAAGAAGCTAGAGGAGCGCAATAGCAAGCAGTAAAAAATAATGTGGTGTAAATGTAAATGGTAGAGAGGATCTGGTTCGAAGACCTACAAGGCTTCATGGTAGAGACCAATTTTTTTGTCATTTGGCCATCGAAGGAAATGGCATTTGCTCAACAACTGAACGCGCTGATGCGGTTTTCGATATACTTTGCGTTGATTGTCTTTTTTCTGAAGCGCGATATCAATATATTTTTCGTAGTGGTTGTGATGGCGGCCTTTACATACTTCATTTATAGCAATGACCGGGCTGTGAAGGAGAACAAACGTGGGTTGATAGAAAAGATGGAGGAGAAACTGGTGGACGGGCGGCGATGTGTGAGGCCATCTGCGCAGAATCCTTTTATGAACGTTTTGGTGTCGGACTATGTAAAGAATCCGCATCGTCCATCGGCGTGTGAGCAGACACGGGAGATCAAGCGGGATATCAAAACCAACTTTGATAACCACCTGTTTCGCGATGTAGACGATATCTTTCACAAGAAGGCGTCGGATCGACAGTTCTATACAACTCCGATTACAACGATTCCCAATGATCAGACGAAATTCGCAAAATGGTTGTATAAGACGCCGGCAACATGCAAAGAGGGAAATGGTGATAAATGTTATCGTAATATGAGCAGGGGCATCAACGTATAACGAGCGTCTTGCGTAAAATAATATCTGGAATAATATAAAACATGCGGCCCTTTACCGAGGAAAATCGGCTTGGACAAGACGACTGTGCGCTTTTGACCCGTTCGCTTGTGAACAAGTCGATATCAGATTATATGTTTTTCAACAATTTTTTCACTTGCGATGAAGGGGATAAAAATAAAATGTCAGAGTTCATGACGAATAACCCTAATCTGCACTATCGTGATGGTTTCGGGGTTGCATCTTCTTGCGTCGTCGATGCAGACAGCGAGATGCGTAATAATGGCAAAATGACAAACGATCGGGAGCGTGTACAACTATGTACGCGTTGGTACACGGCGGTGCCGGATCTGGGCAAGGGTGGTTTGATTCCGAACATCGAAAGCCGTTTGAAGTATGGTGCGGATACGAGCGATATTCGCAATTGCGATCGCGTTACGGAAAAAGATTTCAATCGATTCATCCCGCTTCCCGCTTGCATGGCCCAGAACATTCAAAACCCGGATAATATCGTTCAGAAAGGGCCTCGTGGAGGGGAGTTTACAAGAGACTATGTGAGGAACGACGAGTATCTGAAACAATGTGGCTTTCAGAACGATGGCAAGATGTGGAGACGGGACTAAAAAAATTTATTGATATAATATAAATATGAGTTGGACACGAGTTCATACTGATTCATGCAATTATAAGCAAAACCTTTCAGAGAACGTATCCCAACTATCGTACCTATTGGATCCTATCAAGTTCGAACATTGTTCCAAATGTCGTCATGAGCTCGGATTGGTCGGTGGCACAGCGGTGGGTGTACCCAAGGGGAACATGGTTGATCTAGAGAACAACCTATTTGGTATCGATCGTCCGAGCACCCGCTGCCCGGCTTATAAATTCACGCCATCGGATGCATCTAGCGTACAAGGCAAGGAGTACATCAAGCCGGTGCAACATCCTGTCGTGGATACGAACATGATGCACCTACAACCTTGTCAGATGTTCTCACATCACGAGACACCTCAGCCGCCTCTGATGAACACGTCGACTTGTGGGGCGCGTAGGTGAGTGATGCTGATGATGATATGTGCACATAACTAGATCTTTGTTTTTAGTATAATGTTGAGTGCCTATCTCAACATCATGATAGAAAGCAAATTGGAAGATTTGGAGTTTGCCGTACAGTTCATCGATTGCGAGTATCGTCGTCAGATCATGTATACGACGGTCTACCATAAGCTCTCTCCGGCGATAAAGTTGCTACCAGTGGACATGAATTGGGCTGTGAAGCCGGAATACGATGGCTGTGTAGCGGCATTGATGAGTTTATCTGCAATTCTCAACTTTATAAATTTGCACAAGACGGTTTTCGTTCATGAAGACGAAAGGCAGTGCATCGCGCTTTTACGTGATGTTTACAATAGCCTGAAAGAGGGTCTGCGGGAACACGGATGTGTTTCCCCACCATACAAGACGGGAACGAATCTACTTGCCGCCGATGTCCTATCAGCTTCGAGAATAATCAACGAGAGGTTTCAACGGGTAAATTTTTGACGATGCTTTTAGGCAAAATCAGGACATTTCCGATTGATTTCATCGAAATACTTGCGACAAAACTCGTAGTTAAAGCCTTTCGCTGCACTACGATCCTGTTCCGTGATCGTCGAGTCATTGATCAAAAGCGCCATATTATTCTTGATAAGATCCATACATGCTGTCAAGAAACGTGCTTTTTTGGTATCGTTGTTGGTGAGCCGGGTATAATATCCGACCATATTTTTGGCAGCTGCGCTATTCGGGGATCCTCCGACGAGAATTGCTTTGTCGAGGAGGGTCGGGATACGATCGCAATTGTCATTTGCGCAGAGTATCAGAGAGTAAGCCGTGGCTAATTGATTGTATTTGATTTCGAGTTTATAACGGGTGAGTATTTGATAGAGGAGATTCGCGGAAACGGTCGTCGGTGAGAAGCAGTCTGGAATGAGAGACGACGAAGTCGTGTGGGAAGCACCTGGTGGCCGTGCAGGCGGTGGAGGGGTGGATGTGGATGATGCGTATATCAATATCAGGCTCGCGCCTATTACGACAAATATAACAATAGAAATCAGGAAAAGACCAAAGCTTGTGATCATCGTATTTTATATTTATTTATCATTATATATAAAATGAGTTTCTCGAGGTTAAACTATGATGATACAACGTACAAACATCTTCTTCGAGAGTCAGTTGGCCCGGGTGATTATGTGATATCTATGCCCCGTGTTGATTGTAAGAAATGCTATTTTCCTTCACCCGACGTGCGCATCAATCATACCGGCGCAGGATCCTGTCGTGACCTCATAGATGTCGACTCCGAGCTGATGGGTATCACACGTAAAGCGACAAACTGCCCGAGCAAGAAGTATCTACCTCAAGGAAATGACTTTTGCGAGCAGTACCTTGGGGAAGATTGTATGGGATTGACCACGGAAGAGACGCGCATGAGCAATCCACCGTGCACGCTTCGCGGAACTGGATGGAATCGCTGGGAATGGCTATGTCGCAACCCACAAGACCGCGTGTTGATTCCATTCGATTATATGGTGAACAACCGCCTTCTTGCGAAAGACAACCATCGCCCATGTGTACAGGATCCGGTCGACCAAAGTTTTGCCCTTCCACCGAAAGAACACAATCGGTTTAACCCGGTATTCAATATGCCTCCCAAAGAAGGTCCGGCGTTCGATGATATCTCAGGACCTACCTGGCCGTCTTGTGGGAAATTGCCATTTATGTGAATGAAAATATCTCATTATAATATATAAATGTCTGTGGAAGAAAATAAGCGCAATTTTACCGTAGCTGGTAGTGATATCGGATTCGAAGGGGGTACATATAAAACCAACAAATCGGGCACACCGCTATCAGCAGCCCGCAAAGCCGCAGCTGTGATCTTTCGCATGATCGAGAACAAGAATAAGAACCCTAAATTCAACAAGTACCATAGTTTCGCACATCACAAGGGCATCAAGTTCATCATCCGCGAGACGACCCGGGGTTCCGCCAAGGAATCTTACTACTATGAAGCGGTGGCTCATCCGCTAAAGACTCCAAAGGTGATTAAACGTGGTGACGAAGAGATCGTCGTGACCAAGACGATCGAAGTAAAGGCCCATCTGCCCAGCGCTCATGGAAGCGTGCGTCATGGTTGAAAATTGATTTTTCTTGTTGTTTTGTTATAGGACAAAACTCGCGATGACATCCAAGACGATTTACGTGTGTTCCGTGCATGAGCTTCCCAACTTCATTTCATCCAAACAAACGGATGTGCATAGTATCGTCACGCGCTGCATGATACCCGATTGGGTGAAACCACCCTCTCCAAAGTACATGTTCTATACGATCGCAATCGAGCAAACTGATTATGATAACAAGATGCAGAAGTTCCGTCTGGGGGGCGGGGTTCATACTGCACTCTTTAGTCTATGGATTAGGAACCTGGTGCGTCCTAGGAGCGCTTTTGCGGACACGATGGTGCCATACTTTAGCCCCGATGATTTCCAATGCGATTGCGATGTGTTGCCGGTCGACGAGATGGTTGTCATCGGCGGTTACAATCACGGAATCTTCATTGGCATTCCACATGATGGTTATATCACAGGTTTGTCTAGTTTTGTATAAGTGCAGGCAAATATCACATAAAAAATGTAGGAAGTATTAGTAAATGATCGAACTTTACGTGGTCGTAACACTTTTTGCTATTGGTTATTTGATGAATAAGAAGATACCGGTTACGGAGACCACTGCGAATGTGAACAAAAAAATGATGCCATCGATCAATAACGTCTATAGCAGTGGATATACCGGGTACGCAGATGCGATGACACAAAAACGCTCCCATGCTATGATGAAAAAGGCGGAGAACCCCGCTAAAACCGGCGTTATCTCCAAGAATTTCAAGCTCAATACCGAAGATGATGGCATTCGACTATTGAGTGGCCAAGTCGTCCCCAAGACGGACTTTGTACATGGTAACATGGTGCCTTTCTTTGGCGGCAAGATGACACAAAACGTAGATGATAAGGTCGTCGCAACGAAGCTGGAAAACTTCACCGGCGATTTTTCCAATTACAAAAAGAAACATGAAGTCGAATCATTCTTTGATCAAGCCAAAGACGTATCGAATCCGTATGGGATGCAGAATATGAACGATTACTACGCTGAACGTATGGTCGCTCCAAAAGTTCGCAATAACGAGACGCCTTTCCAGAAGGTCTATGTGGGTCCTGGCCTCAATAAAGGGTACACTGCGGATCCCGCTGGAGGTTTCCATCAGGCAGACTATCGTTCATGTATCATGCCCAAGGGCGTCGATGATCTTCGAGCGGCGAACAAACCAAAGACGAGTTATGAAGGCCGTCAGTTGGATGGAATGAAAGCGAAACTACCGGGGAAGGTTGGACAGGTGGAGAAACACAGGGCACCGACGTTCTATGAACAGGATCCAGACATGCTTTTTCGTACGACGGGTGCGAATCTCAAGGAAAAACTATACCCCATATACGAAGATAAAGAGACGAATCGACAAGGCACAAGCACGGAATACATCGGTGGTGCTCAGAGCATTCAACCCAAGGCTCGCGCGACGAGTCAGGTTCGCCCCTCTGATCGCCATGTGTTGGATGCATTCGGCATTCGTAACGCTAATCTCGAGAAGAAGGGTATGGGTGCAAAAGACGATTACGGAAAGAGTAAGATCATGGTATTTAACAATGAACGTGACCTCACGACAACTCGAGTGTATCAGGGTAATGTCACGAGTCTGATCAAGGCAATGATCGCTCCCATACAGGATATCATAAAGATAACGCGTAAAGAAGGAGCTGTCGATAATCCACGGCATTACGGGAATATAGCACCTCAGTTTCCCGATAAGCCGACTGTGTATGACCCCAACGATGTCGCGAGGACGACGATCAAGGAGACGACGGTGGAGGAAACCGTCATTGCGAACTTAAAGGGACACGAAAAGCTGACGGTATATGACCCCAATGACGTGGCGCGCACGACGATCAAAGAAACTACTCTCCAAGAGGTTGCTATAGCAAACTTGAAGGGTAAGGAAAAGCTGACGGTATATGACCCCAAAGACGTGGCGCGCACGACGATCAAAGAAACTACTCTCCAAGAGGTTGCTATAGCAAACTTGAAGGGTAAGGAAAAGTTGACGGTATACGATCCTAATGACGTGGCTCGTACGACGATCAAGGAGACAACGCTTCACGATGAAATTGGTACAGGTACGGTGACTGGGGCGAAACAGCTCTATGTCTATGATCCCGAAGAGATCGCCAAAACCACATTGCGCGAGACATTGGAACGGATGCATTACGAGTTGAACTTGAAGGGTGGTGCGTATAAGGGCATCGTCAAGGATCCAGAAGACGTCGCCCGGACGACGATGAAGGAACTTACAGAGACACTGGGTCGTGATGGTAACATTGGCATCAAGGAGCGGTCTGGGTTTTACAATCCAGATGGTTATGATGCGAAGAACACTGCAAAACAGTTTTTGTCAGATAACGAACATTTTGGCGGTGCTGAGAGGAATACCGGAAATGGGTATCAAGTTGAAGAATACGATATGAAGAATACTCAAAAGCAGTTCTTATCGGATATAGAGTATTTCGGTCAGGCAATGGCTGGTGTGGACAAGAAGCAAACCTCTTATGATATGATGTTGAATGCAGATATCGCGGCGACCAAGGAAAGCACATTGTTTGGCAGAAACCCGACCGATCAAGGCCCTAAAGTTGCTATCGGTAGCGAGTGTCTCAATGTGAAACTCCGAGAGAAAAGCTGCGATGCTCTAAGTGGTCGCGCTAGTCATAATTATGATCGTGTCGCTTCTCGCATTTCTTCTTTATCAGATAAGACGTTGACACGTGAAAAGCAGCTATATTCACAAATTGAGAACGATCGTTTAGATCCAGGGATTCTCAAAGCGTTTTTGGAAAATCCTTATACAAAGCCATTGGATAGCGTCGCGTAATAAAGAAGGCAAATATATATGTGTTATATGAAAATGGTGAATAGTACGGTTTTTGTGAAAGAGCGTTTGGAGGCGTACACACACAAGGTCGAAAAGCACGCGATCACATTTTACAAACAGGGTATTCGAAGCATTTTCGAACATGTCAAAAAAAAAAATACTAAGAAGAACATGTTGCTATTAGAATTCCAACATGCCTTGCGAAATATTTCTAAATGGTCGATTGACGTCAAAAACCATGAATGGGCGAGATTTTGCGAGGTATGTCCAGCGAAAACATTGAAAACATTGCTCGAGCTCAAAATACTAGTGATTAAGGGATTCGGTGCACCGTGTGATATTTCCGGGGAAAGCTTGATTTATGAATGCTATCTAAACATCGCTCGCGAGCTATGGAAGAACCCATACATCGTATACGATGCCGGTTTGACTGCTATCGAACGGAACGAAAAGAATCGGTTATTTGAAAAGTTGATCAGACGGTGTTTTGGTACGACGTTACTCGATGTAGTGAGCCGCATCGCAGATGAAGACACTGATGGTGAAGTTGACGAATACTCCAACGAAGCAGTGGTCGTTGCCGCTGGCGTCGATTCAGAGGCTTCCGACGAAGAAACTGTCGATGCTCCTGTAGTCGATGATGCTGGCGTCGATTCAGAGGCTTCCGACGAAGAAGCTGTCAATGCTCCTGTAGTCGATGATGCTGGTGTCGATTCAGAGGCTTCTGACGCAGAAACTGTCAATGCTCCTGTAGTCGATGATGCTGGCATCGATTCAGAGGCTTCTGACGAAGGAGACGCCGAAGGAGAAGGAGACGCCGAAGGAGACGCCGAAGGAGACGCCGAAGGAGACGCCGAAGGCGATGATAAAGAAGATAGCGTCGACTCTTCTGATTCCGAAAGCGCACCAGTCGTCCCTTTGCATCACAAAGATACTACAGACTCCGAATTTGACATTCGTGTACCATTGAATACCCCAAAAGAGATCAAACGCATCATCATCCCACAACACCTGACACTGCTGGAAAAGAAGAAACTCATCAAAGAAAGGCTCCTAGCGAAACGTATAAAACAAAAAGACTCGTTCTTTTGAGTGCAATAAATTTATCCGCCATAATATAACGATGTTGCTACAGGCTTGTATTTTGTCATTAGTCATCGCCGTGTTAATTGCTGTGACGCATAGACCATCCTCAAATGAGGGTGGCGGCGGAGGAGCAGTCGGTCTTGCGGTAAAATCATTCATCATCTCGTTTTTGGTGATATATTTTGGCGTTCCTTACCTGATACCCGCAATCGCTTCTCATGTTGGGGGTGGACAAGTCATCGAAATGGGAGACCCGGATTTTTGATCTTTGATAAATATAAATATGGTTCACATCGTTTTTACGAATCCTTATTATAGCACAGGGATTGCCGTCATATTGTCTTTGTTGTTAGCATTTGCACATAAGATAGAACAAGGGCGATCGAAAATTATTCTCGTCGCTCTCATGCTATTGACGGCCATTTTTCTCGTTAATACTCAAGAAGACTTTGGACTCCTTCTTTTGCTCGTAGCTTTGATAGCCGTTGTTTTCGCAGCGGTAGAAAAACCATGAAGAAATCTCTTGATATTATATCATAATGAAAGAAATCGATCTAAAAAAATTCGATATCACGAGATGTACAGACGATAGCGTGATCGTTGCTTTAGGAAAGCGAAAATCAGGCAAGTCTTATCTCATTAAAGACATCATGTATTATCACCGCGATATCCCCGTAGGAACCGTTATTTCAGGGACCGAGTCTGCGAATGCCTTTTATTCAGATATGGTACCCAAACTTTTCATTCATGGTGAATACAAACCGGAGATCGTCGACAACATATTGAAACGTCAGACCGTGTTGACAAAAAAAGCGAAGAAAGAGGAGCGGTTATACGGAAAAACAAGTCTCGACCCAAGGGCGTTTTTGATCATGGATGACTGTCTTCATGATAGCTGCTTCAAACGTGATAAGAACATCCGGTATATCTTCATGAATGGGCGGCATCAAAAGATCATGTTCATACTGCCGATGCAGTATCCACTAGGAGTGCCTCCCGATTTGCGTACGAATGTCGATTTTACTTTTATCTTTCGCGAGAATAATTATGGAAATCGGAAACGAATTTTCGAGAATTATGCGAGCATCTTTCCTACGTTTGAGTTTTTCAATATCGTCATGGATTACGTCACAGAAGGTTATGGGTGTCTTGTGATCGACAATACAACCCGTTCGAATAAGCTAGAAGAAAACGTATTCTGGTATGAAGCTGAAATGCATGAGCCATACACGTTGGGTAACAAGATGTTTTGGCAAGCTCATAACCAGAACTATGTTTCTGATGACGATGATGAAGAATTCGATAAGACGTTTGATATCACCAAAATCGCGAATAAAAAGAAACTGAACCTCCATGTTAACAGGGTTCTCTAGCTAGGATAGGCACGCACATGTGACCATTTTGTGCAAATCCATTTTTCTCCACTTGTCACCGGGTTTGCACGGTGCTTTGACTCTGAGATGATACGTTCTTCCTCGTCCGTATTCCAAAAGAGAATTGCTGTGCCTTTTTTGGGCTTGATGTGAATTTCAATATCCACAAAGATCGTCTCACCACCTGTAAAATCATCGTTGAGGTATACTAAAAGAGTGGACCGCCGTTGTCCCGCGCCATTGTTCATTTTATTACAATATTCGACATCATCATAAACACATGCATCAAAGTGTTCATTAAACTTGCCGCCGCTTTCATAAAAAGCAACTTGAGACATCTCTTGATTGTGTTTAGGAATACCGGTAAGCTGTTCAGAGATGACGGCGAGTTTATGACATACGGGGTGTTCGCTATCCCTTAACCATGCTGTTTTGCTCGTTCTATAGTCATTGTTGACGGATGTACCTGTTGACGTAGCATAGTCGAGTACGTCGCTTTCGGACATTCCTTTATTGGATGCGTATGCGATGATATCATCACACTCACTAGCTGTGAGAAGCTGTGGGTATTCATAGATCACATAGCCCCTTTTCTCGTGTTTGATGGCGTTGAGCTGATCACCGAGTGAATACCGCATTTGCATATTGGGGGCGGGCGCTCTTTGAATGCTCTTTGAAGGCACTGGCGGAAGACGGTAGCTGTTGATAAAATATACTGAGATTGCAACAATGGTGATCACAGTAACTGCAATAAAGATTATGCGCATTTTACATTCAATCGACATAATATTATTTTTCAACGAGCGCCGGTTGCCCCGACATCTCGCAATGGGTTGGCAAGCGTTACGTTTCTCTCGAACCAAGGCGATTCCTTTTGAAACATGTTCTTGAAGTTGCTCGCAACCATGGGGTTCTCCGCCAACTGTTCTTCATAAAACGTTCGTGGAATAAAACGATATTCTATACGTACGTTGTCTGATAGGGTTTTGTATTTTTGCTCATATATACCGTGAATGAGCAGGATAATACCAAGAAAGAATAAGAACAGGATAAAGGTCTTCATTATTTTCTATTCACAAAAATAAACTCACGGTTCTTGCTCCCCTGACGGTGGCTCCGCAGTTTTTTGTTGCATCCATGGATCGTCACCGCCACCGCCTAGATCTGGTGGTGGTTCTTCTTTCGTGACATCAGAGATCTGTACCTGTTTCCGCTTTAGGGCAGCAAGCTCTTCTTTACGCTTATGATAAAACTCGTCTTTCTTCATTTGGTTCTCTTTGTAACCCTTCATGAGGGTATTCAGTTCTGTTTCTGCATATTCTTGTTTCTGAATATCATCTGGGTTCGGGCTCCAAGGACACCAACAGCCAACTTCGGCCACATAAACATGAAAACGATCATCCATACGCTTCAGGACTTGAGCACGGACTTCGGCCTCCTTGAGAGTTTCGAACGTACCACGCACTTTAATACCACGGATCGTCGTTTGAAAGTTATTCTCTTCCAGATACTCTTTTTCGAGCTTTTCGCCGTTCTTTCCAACGAAAAAGTCGTATTCTTCGGTGATCGTGTTCACATCGAACACATACGGATATCGTTCTTTGATGTTTCGAATGATATCTGCTTCTGCATGATATTTCATCTCAAGGTTCGTAAAGAACTCTTGCATTTCTCCTGCAAAGAACTTCAGAAACTGTCCAAACATAAAGTCGTGCTTCCGCTTGATGACATCATCCGGTGAGATAAAAGAAAGACAAACATAGTTTTGCCCACGAAGAGCAGGGTCTTGATCGAGATAATCATGTTCTTTTACTGAAGTTCGGTTGGTTGCCATTTTTTATAGTCGTAACACGATAACCTTAAATACTTTTTTGCCGGTATTTTTTTCTTTATTAAGAATATAAAAATGAGTAACTTCTCTATTGATGGTAAGGAAATCGTTGTTCGCATTATCAAGTATATTCTAGAGGGTGCTATGGTTGCCATTGCTGCTTACATGATTCCTATGAAGAAGCCCTCTCCCGAGGAGATTCTCACAATTGCGCTGGTCGCTGCTTCTACTTTCGCACTGCTTGATATGTACGCACCATCGATCAGCTCTGGTGTTCGTCTAGGTGCAGGTGTGGGCATCGGTGCTCAACTCGTTAACTGGCCAGCAGGTAGCTCGGCAATGGCTCGTGGTATGTAATCTCGAGATATTTGATTTTCAACTTTATTATTCCACTATAATAATAATGTCCGTTGATGATAGAGGTTGTGTTTGGCCTCCCCTAAAGAAAGTCGACGACGTCGAACTCAAAGCGAAAAAGACCGTCAAAGCCAAGAAAGTCGCTGACGTCGAACCCAAAGCGAAAAAGACCGTCAAAGCCAAGAAAGTCGCTGACGTCGAACCCAAAGCGAAAAAGACCGTCAAA